ACATCCATTCACATCAACGGATAGAGAGTCCACATTCGAGGGAGTCTAGTCCTTACAAGGCGGATGTCGGCGGTTCGAAACCGTCCGCGCCCACCGGGTTTAAATCCCAGGTCGAAGCGGGTCTCTCGTGATCACGAGGGGCCCGTTTTCAGTTGCCGAAGTCTGTGGAATTCCACATCCCTGCCACAACGTCGATTCGATCATGTGTCCTCCAAAGGGGTGATGAGCCGTCAGCGCGGTTCCGGTCAGGTGTGTCAGCGCCTATGGTCGTGATCACCGGGGAGGGCGCGCGCTCATCGCGCAGTCCCTGATGCACCCCCCACCTGAGGACCGGTGGGGAAGATGGTCGACGGCGTTACGGCGCCGTCGGTGGAGCCTCGACTCCACTGGAGGCGCCCCCGTCGTATCTGTCGACGGGGGCGTTCTGCTGCTGACAGTAGACCGCCCCGACCCTCAACGAGGGCCGGGGCGGGACGCCTTGACGAATCGTTGGCGTCTACGGCGGGGCGCGGATGCACCTACGCGACCCTCACCGACCCGCCCTGGGTGCGACGCAATCGCGCCAAGGACGGGGTATGTGGCGGACGCCAGACCTGGGCGCCCGAACATGCTTGCCATACGCTGACCGACTACCGCCCGCCCCTGTCCCCTCCACCGGGACTAGGGCGGGCGGAGCTGGTTGCTCGCGGGGTCCGGGCGAGCCGAGTCATGTTGATCAACTTTGTACCATCGTTGGTACTGACAATGGATCTTGCCAGCTACACGGTTGGCACGTGCCTGTTGATCCGATTCCTGAGTGGGTGCTTCAGCGCCGCCGGGAGATCGGCAGCCGAGTCCGCGACGCCCGAAGCGAGCGAGGCCTGACCCAAGAAGAGCTAGGACACCTCGTCGGGTTGGATCGCAAGACAGTCAACCGGCTGGAAACCGGCGCGTACTCCACCCTCCTTGATCACCTGTTGCTGATTGCCAAGGAGCTCCGTGTTCCTGCTGCAGACCTCCTGCGCTAGGGCATGTACCGGCGGGGTTTGGGCCAGCCCTGCCCTGTCTCTCATGGATCGGTCAGGAGAGTAAATCGCATATTCCACTGGCCGGAAAGCGATTGCGGAGGAGATGTTTGTAGGCCGCATTCACACGGGGCGCGAATGTGACCGAACGTGCAACCACTGGTCAAGGCCCGCCCGCCGCTGCCATCACGCCCCCGGAAGGTGGGCGCTCCTTGCGGCGGGCGGGGGTCTCAGTCGCCCTGCCGCAGGGCGGACGGTTGCGCCGCGTTGTTCGGCCACCGGGTCTTCGACGGCCAGTGATAGTGATCGCCCCTATGCCACTCCGACTCGGTGCAGTACGGGGCGCCGCTCGGATGCGGATGCTGGCACGGCAAGCCGGTCGGCCTCCGCTTCAACTGCTGCGGGTCCGGCATCTTCACGACGAGCCCTCCTTGCCGCATCTGCTGCACGCGCGCGGGAACCAGGCGAAGCGCTGGCCGGCCCGGCGCGCATACTGCTCGCCGAGGTCGACAACACGGCCGGGCGCCAGGGTGATCGAGCACCACACGCAGTCGCGTCCGCGTATCTGCGGTTCGCTCAGCTTGCCGAGCGGCGGGAGCTGAACCGGCCTCTTTCGGCTGCTGATTGCTGCGTTTGCTGTACGCGGTGTGGTCACAGGTCGATGATGGGTGTGCACGTCAGACGGGAGATAGGCCGTCCGATGGCCACGCGTGGCCACGTCGCGGCCATGGCCGAAAGTACGGGCGATGACAGCGCACACTGACCGCATGGGCCGCAACGACGCACTGCGGGCCGCCCGCTTACGCAAGGGCTGGCGCTCGGCGGAACGGGCCGCCGAGGAGATCCAGCTGCTCGGCCAACGGCTTCTGGACGATCCGCACTTCACTGTGTCGGCGCGCACGTGGCGGCGCTGGGAAGGGCAGAAGCCGGGCTGGCCGAGCGACGAGACGGCGATGGTGCTGCACGACGCGTTCGGGCAGTGGCCCGAGGATCTCGGCTTCACCACCCCGCCGGGCTGGATCCGGCCCGAGCATCACCGTGAGGACGACATGAAACGCCGCGGCTTCATCTCCGTGACTGCTGCCGCGCTAGTCGCCGGCCCGATCGCCCCGCAGCACGTCGACCCCGCCCTGATCACCTACTTTCAGGAGCAGTTGGAGGGCCACTACCGGGCGGACATGTTCCTCGGCCCGCACGATCTGATCGGCACCGTGTCCGCGCAGTACCAGCTCATCGACAAGCTGGTGCGGTCGGCGACCGGGGAGACGCGGCGGGGTCTGCTGAGGGTGGGTGCGGCGTATGCGGCGCTGGTGGGCTGGCTGTACCAGGATGCCGGCGACATGGACGGCGCCTCGTTCTGGCGCGGGGTGACGCAGGAGATCGCGATGCGATCCCGCGACCCGCACCTGATCGGCTACTCCCTCGTGAACCAGGCACAGGTGCGCACCGACTTGGGCGACGGGCCGGCGGTCGTCGACCTGTGCGAGGCCGCGCTCGACGACTCTCGGCGCCTGGTGCCGAAGGTGCGGATCATGGCGATGCAGCAGCAGGCGCACGGCTCCAGCCTCATCGGCGACCGCACCGCTGTGGACCGGCTCATCGACCAGGCCGACCAGCTCCTGCCCCGCGTCGACGACGACCTGCCGTGGGGTAATGCGTGCCGCCGCACCCCCGGCTACCTGGAGGTGCAACGCGCCACCTGCTACGGCCGGTTGGGGCTCGGAGTCGAGGCCGGCGCACTGTGGGGCCAGGTGCTCGCGGTCGTCCCCGAGACAGCCCGCCGTGACCGTGGCGTCTACATGGCTCGGCAGGCGACCGCCGCGGCCGGCGCCGGCGACCCGGACCAGGCCCTGCACATCGCACGGGAAGTGGCCGGCATTGCGACGGAGACGCGATCGGCCAGGATGCGCAGGGAGTTGGGGGCTCTTCAGCGGTCGATGCGGCCGTGGCAGGATGCTCCGGTCGGCCGGGATCTTGCGGAGGTTCTGGCGCCCGTGACGGAGGGGAGCTGAGCGTGGCGGAGAACCCGGTACCGCTGACCGAAGACGAGATCGTGATCGCGCTCGACGGGGCGCCCGGGTGGCAACGTGACCGGGATGAGATCACCCGCACGTTCCGGATCCGCTACCACGGCGGCGTCGCAATGATCGTGCACGTCGCCGACGTCGAGCGCCTCATCGGACACCACGCAGACATCGACCTGCGGTGGGGACAGATCCGGTTCGGGATCACCACGCACGACGCCAGCCACAAGCTGACCGTCGCCGACTTCGACCTCGCCAAGCGGATCGACGACATCGCTCGCGCGCACGGGGCTGAGCCAGTCTCCTGACACGGCATATGCCGTCTCGTGATCATCGTGGTCCGGTGTCAGACCTGGCTCATAAACTGATCTCATGCCTCCCGCTCCTGCCGACCGTGGCCCCGTGCGCTCTGCTGACGAGATCAACCGGCAGATCCGTGCCATGTGGTCGTGCCCTGCGGTGAGGCTGCGCCCGGAGCAGCGCGAGCTGTACGAGCAGCTGGTCACGGAGTGGGCTGCGGCGGTGCGCGGAGAGGTCGCGAAGGCGGCCTAGGCGGGCACCTCGTCAGCGAAGACGATGGACACGGCCGGGACTTCCTGAGCTACCCGGGCGATCACGGCGCGATGCCAGGACGCAGGGAACTCCATGTCGGGATGGGCTGCGCGGTACTCCTCGTCGTCTCGGTAGGTGATGAGCGCCGGGTCGGGAACGTCCATCAGCTTCGCAACGATGCCGGACACGAACCCGGCGGTGCGCTGCTCCAGGTCCTCTACGGCGAGGCGTACCCCGTCGGGGATTGCGAACTTGCCTTGCTCCCAGTGCCGGACGGTGCGCGATGAGACGCCGAGGTGGCCAGCGAGCCAGTCGCCTGTGAGGCCGAGGAACTCGCGGACGACTTTGAACTCTGCGGCAGTCATCCTCTCGTCCTCGGGCATGCCGGGCGGGTCGGTGTACTCGGTCATATTTGGTGCCTCCGGGCAGCAGGGAGCCCCGGCGAACGTCGCCGGGGCGGTGGCTGTCAGTTGTCCACGTCGTGCTTCTGAATGATCGCGTAGAGGTCGATGTCCTCGATCGCTGCACGGATGTCGAAGTCGCCGATGGCGTCGGTGTAGTCGGGGTCAGTGTGGTGCAGGCCGATGAACTCGTTACCGGAGATCGAGATCCCCTCGGGGAGGGCGTCGTCGATGGCGTCGCGGTAGTCGTCGGCGATGCGGTCCAGGGCGCCGCTGGTCTCCATGCGCTCTTGCCAGTCGCTGTCGCCGCCGTTGATGGCGTCCAGGATGGTGGCCTCGACGGACGCGTTGCGCCGGTCGCCGTGGTTGGCCCAGGTGCCGTAGCTGGTGGTGACGTTCATGTCCGGTTCCTTCCGGAAGGGTCTGGGGCTGGTCCCCTGACCTCACGACCACCAACATAGCTTCCTAAATTAGGAAGCCGCAAGGGGTTCGGTGAACTTCCCGCGTGGTCGACGGCGGTGGCGCGTGGCGAGGGCGACCCGGCGGCTTAAGATCCTGCGGTGGCTATCGAACTCCCTGATGATCTGATCGCGCTGGAACGCACGGCTTGGGAGGAGATCCAGGCCGGGGCCCTCACGGTGGAGACCGCGGCGGCAGTGCAAGCACGGATCACAGCCGTTGCCGCAGAGTCGGGAGAGTCCCGCATCGACGTCGAGATGGCCTTGAAGCGGGCCGTCCGTCACCCCGCGCCGGATGCCGACGCTGCCTGATCCGCTGGCCAGGACTTCAGTACCTCGCCCGTCTCGGTGTCGACGAGCGTGATCCGTGCAGTCGCGCGGTGCCCGTACTCGCCGACCTCGCTCGCGAACTTCCGCTCGGCGGTGGCGAGCGAGTGCCACCACCCGTGCGCCACGGCGCGGCCGTCGATGGTCAGGGTGAGGCGGTATCTGCCTGCCGAGTCCATGCCGTCATCGTCTCCCCTGGTCGTGGCGGTGGCAGCGCAACCCTATTATCGAACACGTGAGCGAAGTTGTTGAGGTTCGAGAAGCTGACGCCTTGATCGTCAACGGCAAGATCGTGGGTCTCCGGCGGTGCTCCATCGGGATCTGCCGCCGCGTGGCCGACGTCGACGAGAACGGCACCGTCCTGCCGCACCGCGCCCGCGGCACCTTCAATCAGTGCGAAGCCAGTGGCGCGCAGGTCGAACTGGTTCCGTGACCTACCGCGCACATGCGGCCCACGACCCCGCGCGCGAACCTGAAGGTATGGAGGGCGCCCCGATCATCGTGCACCCGCCGACCGGCACCGGCGGCCGGCGCGTCACCGTGCGCGGACAGATCGTCGGCCTCGCCTACAGCGACACCGACCTCCTGGAGTTCCTGCGCCGCGCCGGCCTCCCCGACGCGGAGACGCTCCTCGACGACGAGGCGTGGGTGTGGTGGCGCGGCGGCCGGGCGCACGAGTACGACGCGGCGTGACGTACTAGTCCGACTCGTCTAGTTCCCAAGCCAAGGCGAACTGTTGCAGAACCCTCGCGCTTGAGCCGTCTCCCGCGTCGTAATGACTGGCGAGGTGCACGAACGCGGCAACGAAGCAGGACGCCAGGAGGCCCACTCGTTCCGTCAGTGCATCGGCCACGGCGTTGGCGACGTCCTGCGGATCGTTACTGCCAACGACTATGGAGTCGAAGTCGAGCGTCTCCCTGATTAGCTGCCCAATCAGCTGCGTGTCCGAGTTCAGGTCCTCGAAGGCTTCGTCCTCGCTGAGCCCGTCTGCCGTCACCTTCGCCTGGGTGAGGATGGCTATCACGCGCTGCATCATCTCGGTTTCTGTCACGGAGGCAGAGTGACACAACAAAGCGCCCCGCCCACCTGCCGAAGCAGGAGGGCGGGGCGTCGTCTATTCGTCGTTCTCGTCGGGTGGCGGGATGTCGGGTTCGAGGAACAGGCCCTGATAGGAGGGCACAGGTTGTGGTTCGGCGAGGCCGAGGCGCACGAGGCTGGTCATGTCGCCGGCGCAGTCGTCGGTGCGCGGCGCCATGGGTACGGGGTCGGGCATCACAGCCTCCTGTACATGGGTGTCGCGGTGAGCATGCCGAGCCCGAGCAACCCGCGGCCCTTCTGCGGTGCGGGCGCCCCGTCGCGGCGGCATACGAGTGCATCGGGATCGTCCGGCGGGGGCTGGAGTGAGTACCCGTCGGGGCAGGTCTGCCCGTCGCGGCCGTCCTCACCCGGCGGGCCCGGCTCGCCCTGAGGGCCAGCTGGTCCGGGTTCGCCCTGCGGTCCGGGTGGCCCGGCCTGTCCGTCCGTCCCCGGGTCTCCGCTCGGTCCGGGCGAGCCGACACCCGCAGCGCCGTCGTCGCCGTCCTGCCCGTCCTCGCCGGGAGGTCCACTCGGGCCGGTCGGGCCAGGCGGGCCCGGATCACCCTCGGGGCCCCGCGGCCCGGTGATGCTCTCACCGGGCTCGCCGCGGCTACCGGGCGGGCCTGCGATGGGTTTCTCGCCGAGGCCCTCCACCTGTTGCGCCAGCAGGTCCCGGGCCTCATTCGCGGTGCGCAGGTCACCGGACAGGGAGACGACCTGGAGCGCAAGCCAGCCAAGGAACAACACCACGACCACGCCTGTGAGGGCGACAAGCCACTCAGCGCGCGGAAGCCGCCAGGTCCTGCGCTTCTTGCGGACGCCGGTCATTTAGAGACCACCGCCCAGATCGCGACCGCCGCGGACAGCAACGCCAGGAGTATCGGCACCGTCAGCTGGTACATGCGCGACTGGCGTTCACGCTCCCGCCGGTCACGTTCGTCCCGCTGGTACTGCTCGAACGAGTTCTCCAGCTGGTCATACAGGTCCCGAACCTTCTGCACATCCACCTGAGCCTGACTGAGACGCTCGCTGATGTACTGGCTGCGCTCCGCGTACAGGTTCTGCGGAACGAACTCCGTCAGGCGCTGGTTCAGGGTGTCGAGGCGGCGGTGCATCTCGACTTGCAGCGTGCCGATTTGCCGCCCCAGCTCGCCGAGAGACGGCTCATCAGCCATGTGTGGCTCCGATCAGAGGACCGGCTTCGCAGGCTGCGAGGCGGGCGAGTTGGGGCTGGCCGGGGACACCTGACCGCGGGTGATGAACATGAGGAGTGCGAGGGCGGCGCCGTTTACGGCGGCCGTGGTGGTGGGGGCCACGTCGTATCCGAAGGCCGCGATGGCGGAGGCCAGGGTGGCGACGAGCGTCGTGAAGGCCTGTACAGCTATCGGTCGGGTAAGAGCTGCGGCGATCGCACCGAGGATCGCGGAAACACTGGCGACGACCCATCCCGCTTGGTCTTCGGTGAGGCCGACGTTGAAAGTGACGACGAGGCCGAGGACAGCGGACAGGCTGTTCAGCCAGAGCGCGGGCTCGCGACCGAGGATCTTCATGATGGTCTCGCTTCTGTCAGGCGTCGGTGACGTCGAGGCGGACCTCGACGCTTTCGATCGCGCGGGTGAGTTCGGCGACGATCGCCGCCGGGTCGAGGTCGCCGACATCGGCGGCGAGTTTCGCGACTGCGTCGACGAGCTTGGAGTTCGCCGTGCTCAGCGCCGCGATGGAGGCGTTGGCCTTGTCCAAGCGGGTCAGGATCTCGGTCTGCACCGACGAGAGGGTCCACGTCGGATTGGAAGAGGCGGCACCCGGAACCTTGATGACTCCGTCGTGCTTCAGCACACGATCCGCGATCTTCGTGAGGTCGGCGTCAGTGAGCGGCACGTTGTCCTCCGTGGGCAGGGTGGTTGCGGTGGGCCTGGGAGCGCCCTTCTGGACCCAGGCGTAGAGCGGCGTGCCGGGGCAGGCCGTGGCGAAACCGTCCCGGTGTCCCTTGATCTCGTTGCCCGCGCCGTGCTTGCGGAGCAGCTCAATGCCGTCTCGGATGGCGCTCAACATCGCGTTCGTCGGCTGGGTGAGGCCGGACGATCCGACGAGGCCGACGATCGCGTAGTGCGCCTGGTTCAGGGACTGGTTGCCGTTCGCGCCGGTGCGCTTGCCGAGGCCTCGCCCCTCGAGCAAGTAGCCGTGCGGACAGGCCGCATAGTTGTAGGCGACGTCCGAGTAGTTCTCGGTCTTGTTCGCGAGGTGGCTGGCGCGGATGGCCTTCCACCTGGCGAGGCACAGACCGTGGTCGGTGAGCAGCTTGGTGCTGACGATCGTGCCTTCGTAATGGATCTTTACGCCGCGCGTGCTGGCCTGCGAGGGAGCAGCCGACGCCGGCCACCCCAACTGAGCGCGGGTGACGAGCTTCATGAACCCCTCCTACAGGCTGACGATGACGCCGTTGAAGCCGATCCACGGCGGCTTTGTGGCGGATCCGAATCCGAAGAGCTCCAGAACGCCTCCGGTGGTGATGTCCAACTTCAACGAAATGCGGTCGGATGACACGTCGGAGCAGGGCACCAGCACCGTCCGCTTCGTCTGCGGGCGCACCGCAATGGGCAGCGCCACCGAGTTGATGATCGAGTTGGCGGGAGGGGTGGCTGGATAACTGGTCCGGTTGATCGCCCCTCGGAACTGCAGCGATTCCTCACCGGAGATGTTCAGCAGCCGGTACTGGAACGTGCCGTTGTCGTTGCCGTTGTGGGTGTAGCCGGACGCCAGCGCGATCGTCGTCCACGACGAGGCGCCCACCGACACGGACACCCAAGTCGAACCGTCGTACAGGTCCAAGCGGTTGAGGTCCTGCAGCCACGACAACATGCCCTCGACCGGCGCTGCTGGCCCTGTCATCGTCGCCGCACGCGCGGAAGCCGAGGCGAACCGCAGCACCCCGCGGGAGGCGAACCCGTCCGCGAGATCCTGGGCGAGCCGTTCGGCGTTCGGGGCGTCAGTGAGCGAGGCGATGTTGATGCCCTGCCCGTACTTGTCGGTGGTGGGCACGCGCCCCTCCTAGATGGTGTAACTGATGCCGTCGAGCGCCACCCATGACGGGAGGGCAGTGGTCTGGAAGGTGCGAACCGCGCCCGCCGTGGTGATCTCCAGGCGGCACACGGCCGGCATTGCCGACGCGTCCCTGGTCACCGCCCACGACACCGTCGGGCTGTCCGCAGGGCGGATCGCAGCAGGCAGGGTGAGGATGGTGTCGCCGTCCGCGATCGTTCCCGACGTCGGTCCGATCCGGCCCCGCAGCCAAATGCGGCGCCCTTCCCGCAGGTACGAGGCGGTGTAGCCGTGGCCGGGGTTGGTGTATCCGGCGGCGAGCGTCAGCGCCGTCCAGCCGCCCGAGTTGGTGGCGGTGCGACCCAGGGCGATCCAGTTCCCTGAGCTCGACTGGGAGATGACGATGACGTCCCCGGCCGCGGGCAGCACGTAGGACTCCATGCGGCGCACGATGATGCCGTCGGTGGTTTCGATGGTGCCGTCCGCGTTGACGGTGTCGACCTCGGCGAGCCGCCAATCTGCACCCCGCACCGCCGGGGTGGTCTCGCCGGCGGCGACAGCTGCCCCGCTGAGTGCGTCGGCGAGGCGACGCGCATCGGTGTGTGCGGAGGTCGTCATGCGTCCTCCTTGGCGCTGATCGTCTGGATGGGGAAGTCGCCGCCTTCGTCCAACGGCACGCTGAAGGACTGCACTTGGTGGAGTTCGCGGGTGTCGTCAGGGTGTATGACGCGCAGCACGTCGCCACATTCGAGCGCCGGGTTCGGCAGGCTGCTGAAGTCACCGCTGGCGTTGGGCGCCTTGGCCGCGGCGAGCTTCAGGTTCGCGGCCTGCGCGCACGCGGCCACAGTGGTGAGCGTCGACGAGCTGTAGAACATCGGCCGGCGCCCATACGGGCCGCCCCAGTACGTCGAGCTGTTCGGGTCACTGTCGACCGCCAGGTACTGCACAGGCGCGGTGTTCGCCTCCGTGTTCTCTCCACGGGCGAGCACGGCGTTGTGCACCTTGTCTGACGTCATCGACCGGTTGCCGGTGACATACACGCCGCCATCGCCGGCTGCGACCTCCCACACGGGCGGCGTGGTGAGCAGGTCGGGCAGGGTGGCGATGACGAACACGCCATCGGCGTTGCAGTAGGCCTCCGCGCCGGCTGCGGCGGCGATCTCCTGGCAGGCCGCCCACGGATCCGCTTCAACATCGAAGGTGCGGCTGCCGATCGAGGTGTCGGCGATGAGGCTGATGACGTCCGCGGTCGGCAGGGTGCGGTGCACGATCGCAGTGATCGCGCCGATGACGGTGCCGGTTGCCCGGTACGGCTCGGTGAATCGATCGTCAGCAACACACACCTCGAGGCCCTTGCCTTGAAGGGTGACGGGCCCGTCGGTGGGATCGCCGTCGACGGACTCGACCCGAAACACGCCCAGCGGCACCAACTCGCTGGTGCCGTCGCCGTAGTCGACGCCGCGGACGATTCGGAGCCGAGCACCGTAGGTGAGTAGCTGATCCGCGGGTGTGCGTGGGATCAGCGACACGTCAGCTGAGGTGACGTGGCAGCTGCGCCGGATCGCCTGCCCGCGGTCGACCGAGACGCTTCCGCCCGTGTGCGGGAGGTCGACCACGCTGCCGTCGGTCCGGAACAACTGCACCCGTGTGACGGGCTGGTGGGATTCGGCGAGACGCGGCAGGAAGCGGGCAGAGACGGGATACAACGGCTCACCCCGTCCTGCGGTCGAGGAGCAAGTCCTCCCACGTCGGATACACCGATGCCAGGGCGTCCCAGGTGTCGAACTCGGCGAGTACGTCCTGCCACGTCCGGCCCCGCGACCCGGCAACTCCGGTGGTGACGGGCATGTCCGCCTCGGTGAGCGGCAGCGACCACTGGCGCCACGGTTCGCTCGCGGCACCGCCCGTCCGCGCTTCGGAGGCCTGGGCGACGGTGACGTACAGGTCGCTGACGCCGAGCCCGGGGGCGGTCTGCCACAGCAGTGTGGTGCCGGAGTCGAGGATCCAGTGGAGTGCGGCTCGCTCGTCGTCGCTGCGTGTCCACACTTGCAGCTCGCCCTCGAGGCCGCCGCGGATCCCGGACAGGACGACCGCGTTGCGGCGGCCCTTGATCCGGTACACGGACTGCTCGATTGGCCGCTGCCAGTCCGGGGCCTTCGCGACGAGCACCCGAAGGTTGCGCTGCGGGTTGCCCGGATCCTTGATCCACGCCTCGTTGATGTCGCCGACAGGGATCGTCACCGTCTCCGACGAGCGCAGACTCGGCGTCGTCGACCCGGCCGGATAGATCTCGACGCGGTAGGTGACGGGCACGCCGAGCGGCGCCTCGTAGTCCTCCACGACGAGCAGGTCCGAGTCGATCAGCGTTCGGTTCAACAGACCGCCGCTGCCACGCACCAGAGTCCGGGTTCCGTCCGTGGCCTCCCGGTACACGCTGATCGACTGGCCGACGACGAGTTCCCGCAGCGTCAGTCGGATGTACGCGTCGGCCTCGTGGACCTCCACCGTGGTGAGTGGCAAGGCCTCCCACATCGCCGCATGGTCTACGTACAGGCTCGATGCCGCCGTGCCGGCCACGGCGACGAGCTCGACCGCACCCTGAGTCGCACCCGCAGGAACGGCCGCGTCGGCAGGAAGGGCGTACCAACTACCGCCGGGCACCGGATACACGGTGCTGCCCGTGGTGCCGAGGTCGGCGTTCGCTGCGTTGTACCAGCGCACCCGCACCGTGACGGTCCAGCTGCCGACGCCGACTTTCGCGGCGACCTGTGCCCTGTAACTCGCGCCCGCGGCCAGTGTCGGAAACCGCGGCGAACGGAGGGTGCTGGAGGTCGCGGTCGCCGAGGTGACGGCCAGCGAGTAGGAGCCACCGAACGCCTGCAGTCCCCACGGAGTAGAGCGGGCCACCGCCGCCACACCGGCGGGTACGGTCCAGCCGCCCGCGTCCTGCTCGAAACTGGACGCGGAGTAGGTGAGGACGTTCCCGGCGACGACCGGAGCGGCCACACCGACGACAGCGTTCTCGACGCGCAGCACCTGGCCGGCGCTCGCACCGTTGATGCCCGCGGCGATCCCGCACGTAGCCGCGTTCGCCGGGGCGATAGCGGATGCGCGCTGCCGGTACCAGCCCGTTCCCGGCGCCGGCTGCGCCAAGGAGCCGCGCTGCACGGCGATCTGGTTGCCGTTGGCGTCGTAGAACCGCAGCTCAACCCACGTGTCCGCAGCGAGCGTCGGAGGGTTGAGGTAGGCGTAGGCCAGATACTCGGTGCCGGGGGTGACCGTGGGCCGGTCCGTGCCGCGAGCGGACGCGTTGCCCGCCCCGGTCGCGGTGATCGCGATGGTGTGGGCGCCCGCGTTGTACTGATCCACCGCCCATGTCACAGCTGGTACTTGCCGGCTGATCGTGGCGTTGACCTCGGCGACCCACCCGGCCGCGTTGACTTCGGCCGATTCTGTGGAGAACGGGAACAGGTTGCCCGTGGTCCGCATCGGCAGGCCGAAGTAGACGTTCTCCCAGTAGTGGTAGACCGCTCCGGCGGCAGGGCTGGACGACAGCAGCACCTGCGCCTGCGTCGCCCCCGCAGGCGCCACACCCGCGACGCCGACCCGGTGCCACGAGGTTGCTGCCGCCATGGTGTTGAGCGACCAGGTGACGGCCACCTCGGTGCCGCCGGCGTTCAGCCAGCGGATACCGATGCGCTCCACGACCGACCCGGACGCGTCAGCGAACGTCTGGTAGGTCGTGCCCGCGGTCACGGGGTACGAGGACACGGTGCGGGCCTGCATCTCGCCCGCCGCCACCGAACGGACAGCGAGGCAGCCGTCCCCGTTCCGACCGCCCGTGCCCTTGGACAAGGTGCAGTTCTGCTTGGCCACCCAGCCCGACGTGTTCGGGTCGACCATCTCCGTCGTAGAGCTGAGGAAGTTCCCCGGAATCGGCATCAGGGGTACCTCCTCGCGCTCACTGCCTCGATCAGCAGCCGGTCCCGTTCGCGCAGCTCACCGCGCACAACGCCGAGGAACTCACCCGAATCGAGGTAGAGATTCCCGGTGAACTCCCCGCCGTGAGCACCGCTGTTGGCCGCGGTGGAGATGTTGTTCCACTGCCTGCCGGTGAGAACGGGCTCGGGCCGGCCGGTGCCGTTGTAGGCGAGGTTGAAGCCGGGCTGGAGCATGCCGCCGTTGTCGTACTTGCCGGGCATGAAGCCGTAGACGTCGGTGAACATCGCGCTCATCGCGCCGCGGGCCTTCTTGCCGACGACGACGCCGTCGCCGCCGCGACTCTCGACGTTGGTCTTGCCGAGCGTGCCCGCGGTGTGGCCGACGCCGGCGTTGGTGATGCCGATCTGGAAGGCGCTCTTGCCGTTGCGGACCCAGCCGGGCGGGGCGGTCTTGCCGCGGAACGCCATCGTCGCCCAGCGGCGGTGCGGCTTCTGCCCGCGGATCACGGACTCGATCGCCGACATGAACCCGGAACAGTCCCACGACGGGTTGCCGTTACCAGCCCACTGATACGGCTTTCCGTGCTGTGTCTTGGCCCAGTTCAGAGCCTTCTGGATCTTAGGTCCGCCGACACCACCGGCGCCCCGCTTGTCGGCCTCCTTCGTGTAGCCGAACAGAGCGTCGATGATCCGCGTCGGGATGCGACGCAGCATCTTCCCGAAGCCTGTATCCATGCCAGGGAAGCGCTTCAGGATCGGGTCGACGACGTTCTCGACGCCGGCGCGCGCGGAGGCCTCCATGGTGTCCTTCAGCCACGAGGCCGCCTGCTTGACCTTGTTCCACGCGGCCGAGCCGGCGCCGGCGACGGCCGCACCGGCGGACTTGATCCAGCCGAACACGCCGCCGTCCGCGAACGACTGCACCGGGAAGGTGCCGCCGCGGGCGTACCTGAGGGAGCGGTCCGTCGGGGTGCGGGGGTTACCGCCGAGGATCGGTGCGAGGGTTTCCCGGATGCGCTTCGTGCCGCCGCTGCGGGCGAGCTGGTTCATGCTGCCGACGAATCCGGAGCCGACCGCGCGCGTGAACTCGGGCCGCATGATGGCCTCGCCACCCGACAGCTCCAGCGCCCCGCCCGTGGGTGACACGAACTTGTGGACGTCGCGACCGGGCGTGTAGCCGGGCATGATGCCGCCGCGCGCGAAGGTCACCTTGTCGAGCTTCGGTGCCCCGAACGCGCCGGCAACCAGATTCCAAACCTTGCGAATTCCGTTGTTATAGACCGTATTTACGACAAATTCGACCGGTTTCTTCGCGATTCCGATCAGTTTGTCCCAAGCTGTCTTGATCGCGTCCTTGGCTCGGCCGAAGGCCGTGCCGACCGCCTTTACAGCGTCTTTCACGGTGTTGAAAATCGGCCGAATCCCGTGGTCCCAGGCCCACTTGCCCGCGGAAACGATCCCGTCCCAGGCGGGCTTGATGGCGTTCTTCCACAGCCAGGTGCCCCAGCGGCCGAGCTCGCGCAGACCGTCCATGAACGCGCGGAAGACGGGACGCAGGACGTTCTCCCACATCCACTTCGCGCCCTCTTGGATACCGCGCCAGGCAGGCTTGATCGCGCTGTTCCACAGCCAGAGGGCCTTGTCGCCGATCCACGTGAACGCGGGGTTGATCGCGTTCGTCCACAGCCACATCGCGAGGTCGGCGATGGCGTTGAAGGTGGGCCGGATCGCGTTCTCCCACAGCCACGTGACGATCCCGCCGACGAGCAGGATCACGGCGTAGATCGGCAGGAACACGAGCGTGACGATCGTGGTCGCCAGGATCTGGCCGGCCAGGACGATCGCGTCCCAGGCAGGCTTGATCGCGTTCGTCCAGAGCCACATCGCCCAGTCGCCGATCGCCCGCAGCGCGCCGGAGATCGCGCCGAACGCGGGCTGAAGCGCGTTGGTCCACAGCCACATCGCGGCGTCCTGGATCGCCGTCCAGACTGCCTGCACTCCGTCGCGGAACCACTCGAAGCGGCGGTACAGGTAGATCACGCCGAGCACCACGGCCGCGATCGCCAGGACGATCCAACCCCAAGGACCAGCCATGGAGATGAGGTTGAACGCGGCGAGAGCACCGTTCACGATCAGCATGGCGAGGCCCCACAGGCGGGTGATCGCCCAAAGGCCCCACAGGGCGATGACGAGCTCGGGCACGTTCGTGGCGAGGGAGCTGACGCCCTGCGCCATCGCGCCGAGCACCTCGAGCAGCGGGCCCGACACCGGGGACAGGGCCTCGCCGATGTCGAGGAACGCCCCGGCGATGTCGCCGAAGGTCTCCGCGAGCAGCGGGGCGTGCTCCGCGCTGTACGACAGGAACCGCTCGAACTCCGGGCTGCCCTTGAGGCTGGAGCCCCAGCTCGCGAAGCGGCCGGTGATGTCCTGCATCCGCTGCGAGATCGAGTCCATGTGCGGGAAGAAGGCCTGAAGTATGCCGGCCATCCCCTTGAACACGTTCCCGAAGGAGACGCCCAGCCCGATCAGAGCAGGCTGCACCGAGCCCTCGAGGTCGGCCTTGAACTCCTTCCACCACGGCGACTTGAAGCCGCGGCTCGCACGGTCCTGCAAGTCGCCGATGGCGTCCGCCGCTGCGAGGACGAACGGCGTCAGCCCCGGCAGGCTGTTCTTCAGGCCCTCCAGGGCACGGGTGAAGATGGGCATGACGGCGGGCTGCAACGACCGGGACCACGCGCTGAATGCGTCCCGCAGGTCGAGGAACGCCTCGAACGTCTCCCGCGCCGATGGGGTCAGCTTCGCGAGCTCGGCCTCGTACTTGGCCTGAGCGATCGCCGCCTGGTCCACTCCGCCCGCGGCTGACAGGGAGGCCTGCTCGATCTGCCGCTGCGCCGAGGCGACCGCGTCCGCAGCGTTCTGCTGGGCGACCGCCACGTTCTCCGTGGCCTCCGATACGCGCTGCTGCGCCTCGGCGACCTGACGCGCGGTCTCCACCTGTGTGCGTGCCGCCTCGGCCTGCGCGTCCTTCACTGCCTGGGCCCGGTCGGCCACATTCTGCTGGGCCTCGGCGAGCCGCTCCTGCGCGTTGCGGACCGTGTCAGAGCCCTCGACGCCGGCCTTGTTCGCCTTCGTCGTCTCGGTCTTCAGACGCTTCGTCTCGGTCGTCTGGTCCTTGAGGCGCTGCACCGCCTGGTCGTAGGCCAGGAGCGCCTTCTCGCGGTCCAGGCCGGAGGCGTTGGCGTTGTTGAGGACCGCGTCGCGCTGCGCGGTCGCCTCCTTGAGGGCGATCTCCGCATCCCGCTGGGAGAGCACGGAGTTCGCCAGCCGCGAGTTGAGATCCTCCAGTTCCAGCGCTGCCTGCTTGCGGGCGTCGCTGAGGTCTTCCTGGGCACGCCGAGCATCGCGCTGAGCGTCCGCGAGGGACCGCTCAGCGTCCTGCACCCGGCGCGCAGCCTCGGCGTTGCGCTGCGCTGCCTGCGCCACCGCATCCGCGGCAGCCTGCTTGGCCTGACCGACTGCACGCTGCGCCTGCGCGATCTGGCGGGCCCCGTTGCGTTCCGCCGCGGCCAGGGCCTGCTGAGCGGATGCCATCTGCAGGGCCTTCGACGCGCCCTGTGCGGCGGCTTGACTGCCGCGGAGCGTCGCGTTCGTCGACGCGTCCTGGGCGGCCTTCTGCGCCTGCATGACCTTGCCCATCTGCACGAACGCCGGGATACCGACGAGCGCGATGGAACCGATGCCGACCGCAGCAGCAGACGCCGCGGCAGCAATCGCGCCCAGCCCGGCCGCCACCACCGGCAGCACCGGGATGAGGGCCGGGCCGAACGTGATCGCAGCCGTGGACAGCAGGCGCAGGTTCGCCGCGGCGGAGCGGGTGTCGACGTCGACCTTCGCGGTCCGCCCATCCAGGCGGTTGATCTCCGCCCGGAGAGCTTCCAGTTCGGCGATGGCCTGCCCGGTGTCGACCCGGACGTTGACGTCGGGGTGTTCCGCGCCGAGGCGACGCAGCTGCTGTTGCAGCCGCTCCACCTCGGCCAGGGCCGTACCGGCGTCGACGTCCACGCCGATCCGCTTGTTCGACAGCGTCTCCAGCCGGGCCCGCAATCGGGCCATGTCCGCGTTGAACCCGGTCTCATCGATCCGGACGTCCGCGCGCGGCAAGTTCTGCATCGCCGCCTGCACGCGCGACCGGAACGTCCGGCCGAACGCGCCACCGGCCTGCTCGCCGGAACGGGCCGCCTGCGGGGTAGCTGTACGGCCCCCGGTCGCGACACCGTTCCGGACAGCCTGCGCGATCTGCGTGGACACGTGACGGCCGATGATCCGGCCGATCTCGTCGCCGACCTGGTTCGCCGCCGGAACAAGGCTGGCCTGCAACTGCGACCGGATTCCCCGGGTGTTGGGGATGACGTCGACCTCGACGGAGCCCACGCTGATCGCGGCCACGGCACCTCCTCCGTGGCGCTACGCGGCGCCTCCCTGCAACAGTTCGAACAGCCGGTTGGCGCTGTTCTCGTTGAGCTTCGGCTTCTTCTTGACCGGCGCGGCGCCGGGCCTGCGGATCGGCTCCGGAGCGTCGGGACGCTTGGACTTCTTCTCGATGTTCACGCAGAGCAGGGCCCACTCCACGCGGGCGACCCGGTCAGCGACGACCGCGACGAGCTGCTCGAGCTGAGACCATCGGCCCTTCTCCGGCTCGCCCTTGACGGCCTGCTCCGCGAGTTCTGCGGGGTCCATCGAGTTCCGCAGCGCTGTCCACGTCGCGGACTCGGGCGGCAGGTGCTGGATCAGAACGCGCAGCCTGCGCCAGGTCATGAGCCCCCGGTGGACGTCGAGGACGTCGATCCCGAGGGCGAGAAGGTCGGCTTCTACCGCTTCCGCGTGCTCCGAGAGGACCGCGTGGGTCCACTGGATTTCCCCACCGACTCGCCGCTGATCCGGCCGGCGTCCGCGACGAACTTGCCGAAGCCGTCCATGTCGGGGTCGAGCTCCTGGAACAGCTCGAAGTCGTCGGGGTGCAGGACGGTTTCCATGAACCCGTCGATGTCACCGGTGTTGAGGGCGCGCAGCGCCGACGCGCGCCACCGCCCCGAGGGGACGCACCGGACGTCCTTGGTGACGCCGTCGTGGCCGGCGAGCGGCACGGTGACGTACTCCTGCTCGGCAGCTTCGGCTTCCTGGGCGGAGGCGGCTTCGATCTGCTTCTTCGTGGCGGGCATAGCGCGGGCCTTTCAGTACGGGCGCGGGCGAACAAACGGGGGAAGGTGGACGGGCCGGGCCCGCGCCAGGGTGGCGGCCCGTCCACCAGCTCAGGACCCGGTGTAGGCCTCGGTCTCCGGGACACGGTCGAAGTGGTAGACGGTGTTGCCGGCGGTGTCCGGGTAGGCGGTGATCGTCCACTCGAAGCCGGCGACTTCGTCCTGCTTGTGCGTGACGTCCGAGCGTTCGGTGATCTCGCCCTCGGGCACATAGAAGCCGCGCTGGAACGTGTCGCCGTCGAGGACGACGAGCCAGAACGCGCGGCGGTCCGGGACCGGGGAGGCGGTCTCGGCGAACGTCGTCAGGCCGCTGGTCGGGGTCAGGTCCGCGGCATCGATGCGGTACTGAAGCGACTGCACGGTGGTGCGGCCGGTCTCCCACACCGTCAGGCCGAACGTCCGCAGCGACGAGGTGATGGTGGTGCGGATCGGGGCGGTGTAGCCCCACGGCGTGAAGGACTGGGAGTCCTCCTCGAAGCCCTGCACCAGGCCGTCGTCGCTGATGGCGCCGAGCGGCAGCCACGGCGACAGCGGCTGAATCTCCGGGTCGCCGGGTGAGGTGGTGCCGAGCGGTGCCACCCAGCCGCCGCCATTGGCGCCGACTTCCAGAAGGTCCGCCGCGCGGGTGATGTTGACCATGAAGGGTCTCCAGACATGCGAAGACCCCGCGTGCGGCGGGGTCGGGTTATGGGGTCCGGCGCGGGCCCAGCCGGTCAGGAGACCGGGTGACAGAAAACCTCGTAGGTCGCTCCGACACGGCGCAGCGACGTGTTCTCGTAGGGACGGACAGCCGGACGGGAGATCGTCCCGGTACGGCCGAACACCGCGTTCGCGGTGGTGCTGCCCCGCAGCTGGGTCAGAACCCAGCCCCGGATTGAGGCAGCCAGGGCGACGGCTTCACCCCGGGTGCGGTGGTAGACGTCGATGTCGACGAACGGCCGATCCAGACGGATGCCGTCATCGTCACCCCCGGCAACCTGCACTTGGACGGTGGGCAGTTCATTCGCGAGGTTGTTGTCGAGCTCGTCGCGCACCACAACGCCGTCGCCGAGGAACGCCCGCAAGGCGACCATCACCTCGAGCTCCACATCTACGGAGCCGACCGCGGCCATCAGTCGCCGCCCGCGGCAGCAGCCCGCAGCAGCACGTGATGGGCAGGGACACGTTCGGTGCCGTACTCGACCCAGCGCGCGTAGTACGACGTGTTGTACACCGTCGCGACAGCACGGTCCCGGCGCCGGCCACCGAGGCGAGTGCTGCTGACTTCCCAACTCGCCTTGTACTGGCCCGAATGCGGGTCGCCCGCCCCGCCGACCGGGGACAGGCCGACCGCGGTCGACTTGATCCGCTCCGCGCGGCGCACCAGATCCGCCCGGACCATCTCCGACTTGAGGAGCTGACCTACGCCTTTCCGCTTCAACCGGAAACGTGCTGCCATACCCTCAACTCCTCAACAACTAGGGGGACGTATGGACGTCAAAGGGGTCCTTGGGCGCATCAGCTTCGACGGTGAATGGATCACCATCACCAAGACACCGCACGGGCCGAAACCCGCGCCCGTCAGGATCCGCGCCGCAGATGTGACCGGCAGCCGCTTCAAGCCCGGCAACCGGCTCTTCCACGGATATGTGCAGTTCCTCATGCCCGACAGCCAGCCCGCACCGGAGAAGCCGACCGGATCGTGGGGCGGCGGACGGCCGCCGTATGAGGATCCATACAGCCTGTCCATCCCGCGCAGGAGCAACGAAGCGGCAGAGAGACTGATCGCCGCCGTCGAGCAGGCCCGCGGCTAGCCGGTCACCCGGTCTGCCGCGAACTGCACCACACCACGCAAACCGGTGAAGGGGTTACGGCCCCAGTCACCCGGCTCGCCGGTGATGTCGCAGACCACGCCCCGGATACGGGCCTTGTCCGTCGTCCGGATCCGGGTGCCCGCAGGCGCGTACACCGTCCAACCGACGATCACCGTGTCCCGGGCCTGCTGCTGCGAACCGCCCACCGACGGAGTCTGCTCCCGCGGCGTCACCACGCAGCCGGGCACGTCGAACGACTCATCTGGACCGGGCAGCGGCTGCCCGCGCGGATCCCGGCCAGGAGAAGGACCGATGCGCAGGATCCGCACCGTCTCCCCGACCGGATACGGGGCGGGCACCTACACCCACCCCCAGCCCGGCTCGTAATCGCCCGGCGGACCGTAATCGTCATCGACCGGATAGGTCGGCGACGGGTCCGCTGTGGCCGGTGTCGGGTCCACCGTGAAGGCGCCCCCGCGGCCAGCCAGGGACTTGAGGGCGGTCTTGTCGGCCTTCGTCAGATACAGGCCGCCCGAACCGGACGGCCGCTGTACCGACATGGGGCCGATCGTCTCGTAGGACACCTGCTGCGGGTTCACGTAGGCGCGGCCGGCCACCGACAGCACCACAGCGTCAGCACCCTCCGGCAGCGGCTTGACGACCGTCTGCGCCAGCGAAATCGCCTTGGTGATCAGCAGTTCCGCGCGGTCTCCGTTGATCTCCGTCAGGTCCAGGTACAGGGCCAGTTCCTCGGCCGTCGGTGCCACGAACGCCACGATGACCTCCTAGGCCAGAGCCTCCACGGCATCACACCAGGCGGCCAGTTCGGCAGTCGGATTGAGCTCGATGCTGCGAGCCCTGGCCCGCTTCGACGCCAGCCGGTACTCCGCAGGCGCCAGGAGCTTGCCCAATACCGCCTCGTACCCGGCGACGTCGTTGCGGTCGACGAACACACCGGCCTCGCCCAGGGACTCGCACAGCCCCGGAGTGGGGTGAGCCACCACCGGAATGCCGCTCGCAAGCGCCTCAACTCCGGCACGGCCCCACGACTCATACGAGGACGGCATCAGCAGCACCTTCGTGCGGCCGTACACCTTCTCCCGCATGTCCTCGCCGCGCACATGCTCGACGACCTCGACGTTCGGGAGATCCGGCAGGATCTGCTCGCCGTAGGCGCCGCGCACGGCCAGGAACTGCTGCTCCGGCATACGACGAGCCAGCTCGGCGAAGACCTTGCCGCCCTTCTCCGCGTTGCAGTTGATCAGCGTGATCGCCTGGCCGGGCCGCGTGGCGTACTCGTCGGCGAACACCGGCGGACGCACGATCAACTCGGCACCCGGACGCACGGCCTTCGGATACTCGGCGAAGAACAACTCCGCCTCGGCGCGCATCCACTGCGAGTTGTAGACCGCCAGCGCAGTACCGCCCGCCGCCGCATCCCGGAACGTCGGCCGATGCGTGTTATGGCAGATCACCACCACCGGCTTGCCGTAGCCACGGGCCAGCGCCGCGGTCGACGGCACGCACTCCAGATGCGAGACGAGAACGTCCGCCTTACGGACCGCCGAGGGGAAGTCCAGGCGGGCCTCAAGCGGCACCACGCGGATGCCCCGGTAGTCGTAGACCTTGCTGGCCTTGCCGTACCGGGACAACCACACCTGCACGTCGTGCCCGCGCTCCACCAACGGCCGCAGCATCGACACGAGCATGTGCTCAGCACCCGCGTTGTGCTCCGGCGGCATCGCATGAACGCGGGCCACAATCTGCAGGGGCTTGGCTGCCCCGCCCGGCGCGGAAGCCGGGACAGCCCTCGCCATCAGGAACCGCTCGGGGTGCCGGTGAACTTCACGAACGCCTCCGCGTCGCCGAGGACGAACCCGTAGTGCGCCTCCGCCAGGAGAAGGACCAGGTTCTCCTGGAACGCGCTGTGCACGCCGCCGTCCTCGTCGATGTACGTCGCCTCACGCGACAGCTTCACCGAGATGTCCATGCCGACACCGAACGCCGCCTGCGACCAGTCGCCACCCACCGCACGCAGGCCAGAGTCCACCGAAGTCGACTGGCGGCGCAGCTTCCCGGACACCGACCGCGAGTACGCGAGCGGCTCACCGATCAGCTCGCCAGCCAGCGCCGTGCCAGTCCCGGACGTCTCCCGGGTCGCCACGAACAGCGGCTCGCCCGTCGTGGAGGTCGCGGCGAGGAGCTTCGGCTTCAGCCGGTTATCGGCGACCGTGCCCGTGTAGTCCCAGTCGTCGTCAATGACGACGTCCATGCCCTTCACGAAGTCACCCCAGATACCGCCCTGGTTCTGGGCGGTCGTACCGAGGCTGACAGCCTTCGTCGTCGCCGCCAGATAGTCGGCGAACGGCCCCGAGCCGCCCTTCATGTTCTTGCCGTGGATCGTGGCCATGTCGAAGGCCCTGGCGAACGCGGTCGGTAGATCCTGCTGAAGCTGCGTCCACAGGCCGGCCGCGTTGGAGTTCGCGACCTCCATCGACACCGGGATGAGGACGGCGATCTTCTTGCCGCTCATCTGCTTGACCTCGACACCGCCCGAGCTCAGCGGCTTGCGCCCGCCCTCAGACACCCAGTCCGCGGTGGGCACATCGAGCGGCACCGGCACCGCGGTATTCGCCGTCATCGACAGCGGCACACGCCGCGCCAGCGACATGACCGCGGAGCCTTCCACGGACTTCTCGAAGATGGGCGCGACCAGCGTCTCCGGAAGAAAGACGGGGTCAACAGCGGACAGCTTGATGGGATTCGTCGCCATCGGGGACTACCTCTCTCAGTGGCCCCGTGCGAGGCCCTGCTTCATGAAGTCGGCGAACACGTCCGCCGGATCGTTGGGGGTTCTGTTGCCGTTGCCCGAAGAGCCCTGCGAGCGATCCGGTCGCGGAGGTCGCGGGGAGGTATCGGCCGGCTTTCCGAGATGCGGCTTGCGCTTCAGCAGGTCCGTCAGGTCCTGCTTGATCGCTGCCGTGTCGACGTCGCCCTCGTCATCGACGTAGGCGCTGAGATCGAGAAAGGCGTGCGCGTCCTCCGGATCGGCGAACTCCGCCGCCGCCAGAGCCTTCACCTCGGAGCGCACGGCCCGCTGCTGCAGCGCCTGGATACGTTCCGTCGAGGCCGTGAGCTGCTCGGCGAGCCGCTCCTGCTCCGACTTCTGCGCCTCCTCCAGCTCCTTCGCCTTACGGGCGAGAGGCTCCAGCTCCTTGTTCTTGGAGCGGTAGTTCGCGCTCTCCCGACGCAGCTTCTCGATCTCCTTGCGGGCGGCCTCGGGGTCCGCCCACGGGTCCGTCAGCTTCTGCTCCGCCTCCGGGGCGGCCTCAGACTCCGGCGTCTTCTGCTGCTCGACCTGCTCGGCCGGCACCTCGTTCTCGGGCATGGCTAGGTGGCCCTCCAGGGGCTGAGAAAGGCCGCCACCAGGGCAGCCGAAAGGGGTTGGTCAGTGCGAGCCGGGCAGCGGGTTGCTGTCGTACTCGGCTAGCGCCCGCCGGAACAGGCGCAGCTGGTCGCCCGGGTGGCCTTCCGCGTACTCGCGGTAGATGCGCTCCCACTCGCGGGCCTGCCGGGACAGCTCGAACCGCTGCCCCTTGAACACCGGGATCACGCCGCAATGACAGCCGTCGTGCGCCCGGAAATCTGCCGTGTCCTGCGCGTACACCGCGCCGCGGCTGGCGAGCAGCTTGCAGAACGCGCATGCGCCGAGCGCTGCCGCCCGCGCCCACGCGGTGGCCTGCCGGTCCTGCCGCACCGCCTCCCGGACGGTGCCGCGGCCAGTATCGGCCACCAGCTTCTGCGCCACCTGCTCGGCCTTCGTCTCCGCCTGTTCCAGGCGGACATCCATCGGCTGTAGCTGAGCAGGAGTCGCCTCGTCGGGATCCCGCGGCCACAGATCCTTCGTGGCCCACCGCAGCGACGCCGTCACCTGCTCCTCCGGCGGAGGCTCCGCCAAGGGCACGGTGAACGGGCCCGACATTCCGGCCGCTTCACGTTGCGCGTCGTAGAACTCCGCAGCCAGGGAGCCGGAGGTGCGCGCGTACTGGACGATCACCGCGTTCATTGCGGTCAGCCAGTCCGGCACCGACTCTCGAAGACGCGACGGCAGGATCAGCCGCCGCAACCCCCGCACGTCCCGCACCAGCAACCGGGTAAGGCCGAGCTGAGCAGTCCGATACCGGGTGGCGTCATCACTGCTGTCCGAGACCGTCGTCGCCACCGGTCACCTCCGATGACGGCGGCAACTCCTCCGCGCCACCGAGAGCAGCCAGCCGCTCCATCAAGCGGCCGCTCGCAGCACCAGCCGCGGCCCGGCGGCGGTCCGCATGCACGCGGCGACGCTGGTCCTCGGTCAGCCCTGCCATCTCGAGCGCTACATCGGAGTCCGCAGGAATGATGCCCTGCTGGACCAGCTTGACGGTCGCGTCCGTCTGAGCGGCCAGCGTCGGCGTCGCCGGGTTGCGCCACACGCATTCGATGCGGCGCTCTTTCGGCGGAGGCTCCCCTTCGCGGAACCACAGAGCCAGCCGCATCGCGTCCCGGTGCGTCGCCGAGAACCGGCGAATGCGGCGCTCCGCCTTCTTCACCTGCCGGTTATCAGCGAACTGGATCGCGTCAGCGCTCGCGGGATTGTCGCTGCTGTAGCCCAGGACGTGCGGGGCCACGGAGAGCTGAGAGGCCATGATGCGGGCGTACAGGTCGATGATCTTTGTCTGCCCGGACGGGTCGTGTGCGGTGAACGCACCGACCGTCGGAACGTTGCCGTCCTCGTCACGCTCCAGCGCCAGCACACGGCCGATGTACGTCTCCCACGCCGAACGGGCATTGCCCTCCGCATCCTGAAAGGCCGACTCCGAGGCACCCAGGATGTATCGCTGCGGAGCGCCGAAGAACTCTGACTGCACTTCGATGCCCATGAGGCGCCGACATGCGGCATCAGTAATCGACATGACCTCAGGGGTGATCTCGCTCTTGCCGATGCGGTCAGCGGTGCGCTGCCGGTTCGCCATTCGCAGCACCGGCACCATGCCCAGCCTGTGGATGTCGCGGTCGAAGACCTCCCAGCCGCCCTGCACTTCGGCCGCGTACACGGTCTGATCCGGCAGATACAGCGTGACGATACGTGTGCCGTCCTCGACGGACTCGCGCAGTGCTGCCGTCGCCAGCCGCAGCCGGGCATCCCACAGCATCGTCATGTCCAGCGGCGACTCGAACGTGATCAGCGGCGGATCGCCAGCCTCGCCGGAGCCGACAGACACATACTCCCGGCCGTAAGTGAGCGCATCCAGGTGCGCCAAGCTCGCCTCGTCGTAGAGGTTGTTCGACTCGGCGATCTCCTCCAAGTCGGTGGCATCCGAGCCGTCCGCCCAGCGGAACGCCTCCAAGTCGAGGCGCTCCTCCAGCGATTCCACGCCTGTCCTTGGCCACCCGATCACCGTATGCAGCGACTTCAGTTGCGGCGGAATGCTAATGCCCAGGTCGCGGATGACCTGCTCGCCGTTGAAGTACGCATCCAGCAGCTCCAGCTTGAACCGCTGCGTCAGCAGATCGGTGCGGAGCTTCGTCACCAGGTCCATCTCATCCGGCGACAGGGCCAGGAGGGGAAGCTCCGGAATGACCACGGTCATCGCAGCACCACCACCCTTCCCCTACCGCGCACTGTCGAACGCTTCGCCCACGCCGGGGAGTTCATGACCATGCGGCGCAGCATCCGCGCCCCGATCGCACACACCGCCAAGTCGACCTTCCGCGCCGACTCCCGGTGCTCCTTACCGATCGTGTAGCCCCACGCGTTCGTGCGCCGCCGAGCGTTCGCCACGTGCTGCCGCAACACCTTGTGCCCGTCGTGGGTCAGGCCCCGCTCGAGAACGTCGCGGTAGAAGCGGTCAACGGCCTCCGTGAACGCCTGCTGACGTCGCCGGTCGCCCATGTCCCACATCACCGCGTGCTGCCCGTGCCCAGATGGGACGGCGCGAAGCTTGAGCCGCTTCCCATACCGCTGCGCCCAGGCATCCACGTAGCCATCCCAGTAGCGCTCGCCGTCCGCATCGTCGTACCCGGCGCCGGGGTCAGCGAAGAAGGCCAGCGGCTTGTACTGAGCGAATACGCGGTCCACCACCCCGTCGACCTCCTCACGAGGAACTCGCCAGGGCGCGCCTTCCGGCCAATTCGCGGGCCGCTGCCACACGCCGAGCGTCTGCACGTGCCCGTCCGACAGGCGGCAGGCCACAAGGCCCGTCGCGTCGTCGCTTTTGGAGCCGTCGAAGAACATGACGACTTCGTCGTTGTCGGCGAGCTCGACACCCTCGCGCCGGCAGGCGTCCCACTCGTAGGGCGCGAGAAACGCGTCCTCCGCGGCGACGATCTGGTTGAACCAGAACCGGCGGGACCTCGATGGCGGATTGCGGACGTCGAGGATCGACGCCTTCAACCGCTCGATGTCCAGCCACGTCGAATCCCCACGGACCGCACGGAGCGTCGGCTCGATCCATGCCTCCGTCAACTTCGCCTCGGCCGGAGCCTCCAGCGAGTCGTAGAACAGGCCCACATCCACCGCACGGCCGGCTTCCGCCGACTCGAACGCCTCCCGGGTCCGCTCGGCAACCGAGTCCTCGCCGGGCTCGTAGGCGTTCGTGTTCGCGAGGGTCCGAGACTGGCCGTCTGCGCTCTTGGTGGCGTTGCGCTCGATGACCGCGGCCATCTCATGGCCCTGGTTCGACTCCAGCCAGTGGTGCGTCTCGCCGAGGTTCACGGCCGTCGGTCGGCCACCCTCGAGGGCCCGCGGGCTGCTGGTGACGGCCTCGATGCGGGCCCGGCCCTTGTCGGCGTAGATGATCTCCTTGCCGAGGTCGATCCGGTACTCCTCGATCGCCCGCTTCGTGAGGATGCTCGGGAACAGCGTCATCGTGTTCCGCGTCTGATCCTGCGAGACCGCCGCGATCTGCACCCACGCCGCCGGATGCTGCACGCCCAGCGGCTGCCCCGCGGGAACGCCCCACTCGTTGCCCTCGTCGGCCACCTCTCCGAACCGGCACGGGCCGACGAACTCGAAGGCGCTCCACGTGGCGATGAGCGGGTCCTTGCCCCAGCCCTTCAGGCGCTGAATCACGCCGTCGCGCCACAGAAACCGGTTCGTCACCGGATCCAGCGCGTACCACCACAACGTCAGCCGCGCCTGCTCCGGCGTGTACTGCCACGGCTTCCCGACATAGTGCTGCAAGTACGTCGACGTCCACGCGAGCGCATGCCAGCCGAGCGTGTACTCCGGCAGCAGGAAGCGACCGTCCGGGCCGCGCTTCCACGTCGGGCCGATCGTGAACGGCGCAACAACCGCGGGGACTTCCTCGTCAGCCGCCAGCGATGTCACGGTAAGCGTCCAGCGGCCTGACCGCGGCCAGCTGCGGACCCGTCGGCTTCTTACGCTCCAACTCGATCCGCACCCGCCGACGGTCTCCCTCCGTCGACAGAAGGCTCGCCATCACGCTGTTCAGCGCCGCCACGTACTGACCATTCGGCGCACGATCCGACGACAGGCCACGCGACATCAACTCCGCCGCATACCGGGCCATCGCCCAGTCCGACGGCTGATAGAACACCGCCTGACCGGACTCCTGTAGCGACAAGTACCAGTCCGTCGCGATCGGATGCCACAACGGATCAGGCTCCGGAAGGTCCGGCAGGTCAGCCGGCGGCCCAGACGGCGCCTTCACGAGGCCAGGCCCATCGTCCTTGTTCCGACGACGGCGTTCCTCGCTGCGCTTCGGGATAGGTCCATGAGCGCCCACAACGACCTCCAGGGTCCAAGGCGCCACCAGGACGCCGGGCGAACGAGCCCACGCCAAGGCCCGCCACCAGGGCATCCCTTGATCGAAGGCGATGAACGTGCAGGCCAGAGGCCCTAGGGAACCCGTACAGCCGGTCAGGTGCTACACGGCTCCGATCCGGGTGATCGCCGGGGAGGGGGGTATCCCCCCGGGGTGATCATGAGTACCAGCGCTCGAACTTGATCTCTTGTGCTCGCGGTGCCTCGCCGGCGAGGGCCCTGGCGTGATCGTCCGTGGAGCCGGCTGCGATGGCCTTGAGCACGTCGGCAAGGAGTTCGTCCTCGCAGAGGTGCGCGACTTCGGGGTCGTCGGCAGCGTCGCCTATGGCCTGTACCCGCTGCCGCACATGGGAGACGTCCATGCCTGCCTCCCTCGGTGCCCTTGGGTGGCCGGCCTAGCGCCTGCGCCTGCCTGCGTTGGTCCTGCTGCCTGTGCCTGCCCCTGTGTTGCGGATGTGGAGTAGCTGGCAGTAGCCCTTGGGCCCTGGATCCCAGGTACTTGTGGAGCTGGCGTGTGCACCTGGTCCAGTCGCCGGGTGTGCCCCATCGGATCTTGGTTGCGCCTGGTCCTGTGCTCCAGTACCTGCGCAGTGTGGATGCGTTGCCTCGGCCCTTGCTTGCCACGGTGGATCACTCCTTTTGTGGCGCGGGCTCCTCGTCGTCTACCCGTTGGATGGATGCTCCTTGCCCGCTTGGGATGGCGAGGCAGACGCCTTGGGTGTCGGTGAGGACGGCCCAGCCGGCGTCGAAGTGGAGGGTGAGGGCGGGGTCTTCGATGAGGACGTCGTCCCTCTTCTGGTCCCTGGGGTGGACGATCAGGTAGCGGGGCACGGGTTCACCTCAGCCCGGGGTGTTGTTCGGGGGGTCGCTTCCGTCCGGGGCGGGGGTTTGCTCGCTGGGCGGCGTGGCCTTCGGCGCTGCTCTTGCGATCGTGGCAGGGGCCGCACACACCTTGCAGGTCGTCGTCCCCATCCCGATCAGCCTTGGCCACGATGTGATCGCAATGCGTGCTCGGCCGCACCTTGCAGAGAACGCAGATCGGATCCCTCGCCAGGATCCGTGCGCGGATCTTCTCCCACCCGGACGGCAGCCGGCTCTTCCGGTTCGAGTCTTGCCAGCCGCCGCTCACTGCTGTCCTAGGCTCGCAACGAGGATGGCCTTGGTCAGTTCGAAGGCCTGGTCTTCGGTGAATCCTGCGTTGACGTAGGCGAGGTACGCCTCGTGGAGCTGAACAGCTGCGGCTGCGAGTTGGGTTATGGGGTCCTCGGGTTGAGGCATGGGCGCGGGCCTTTCGGGTCTAAGCGGGGACTTCGCGAACGACAGCCTTTTCGGCGGATGTCTCGCTCGGGTACTCGCAGCGGTCGTTCAGAAAGATCCACAGGGCGCCCGGCATGGTGCAGTCGCTCGTGATCGGGTGCCGGTCGATGTACATCCAGCGCCGCTGAATCAGCTCCATGTGCTCGTTGCACGTGATGCTGTTGTCGAGTTCGGCATCCCACATGACATGCCAGGCTCCGGGCTTGCCGCAGGCTTCGCCCGCTGTGGAGGGCTGGTAGCCGCACGTTTGGGTGCTGTCGAAGCGCCGCTCTCCCTTTGGGACGAAAGGGGTCTGTGCATCAGCCACGTCGGCTCCACCACCAGCAGCCGAGCGTGTCGCCGCGTATCGATTCGACCTTGCCGCCGAGCCCTGCGAGGACTTGGTCCATGTCGTCGGCGTCCCACTGGTGAACGTGTGCCTCGTGCGGGTTGCCGTCGACTTCGCCCTGTACGGACTCGACGATGGGCACGCTGACGAGGATGTTCCATGCGCCGGCTGCTGCGGCCTGTTGCAGGAGTACGTCGGCGGCGAGTCGTGGCATGTGCTCGAGGACGTCGCCGAAGATGACGAGGTCCCGGTGGAACAGGTGGGCCGCAGAGTCGCGGGCGTCCTCGACGTGGAGCTCGTCGTACATGCTGCGTGTCTTCGTGGACTTCAGCTTGTACTTCGCGATGTACGGCTTGTAGATCTCGATGCCGGTCCACCACACACCCTTGTGGACGGGCCGGAACAGCTTGGCGTAGGTGCCTTCGCCGGGCCCGACGTCCGTCACGGTGTCGGGCTTGTGCTGCTCGAACCGTTCGAGGGACCAGTCCTTGCCCTCGGCGATGCTGGTGGGCATGGCGGTCTCCTAGCTGAGGGCGGCCCAGCGGGCGCCGGACGTGACGGTCTGGCTGGCGAGGGCGATGGTCGCGGGCAGGCTGGTCTGGGCGGTGGGCCCGGTGAGGAAGCGTGCTGTGGCTGCGGTGAGGCCGGGGCTGACGGTGGTGGATCCGCCGGCTCCCATCGCGAACTGGGGTGGCGTGGTGCCGACTGCGAGGATCGCCACGTAGTAGCTGCCGACGGCGAGCGTGGTCGGGGCGGTGAGCGGGATGGTTTTCTGCCCGGTGGTGGTCCAGTTCGTGGCTTGGTCGGCGCTGACGGCGAGCCGGGTGCCGGCCGACGAGTAGATGCCGACGAGGCACTGCCCTGCGATGAGTCCGGCACCTACGGCCTCAATCCCGATGATGATGTTGGTGACTTGGCGGGGCCTGCCAACGACTTTGACCTTGCACAGGTAGACGGTGCCGGACACGGTCGCGTTGGACGCGGAGCGCAGGGTCGCGGGGTCGTGGGTCCAGGCGATGAGCCCGTGGTCGGCTGGCGTGAACGTGGCGTCGGTGCTGCCGCCGGAGGTGAGGGTGCGGGCGGTGGCCGTGGTCGCACCTGCCGCGGTGATGATGCTGCCGGCATAAACGAGGGTGTTGGTGCCGTCGTCGAGGTAGCCGGCGGTGTCGGCGTGCAGGTAGGCGTTGTCGACGCTGACGGTGGCGGAACCGGAGACCCTCAGCCCGTACTGGGGGCTGTTGGTGCTGGAGCCTCCGTCGTCGACGCCGGGGTAGCAGGTGACGCCGTCGATCGACACGGGCACGGTGGCGCCGATGACGGCGAGTCCGGCGTAGGCGCCGCCTCCGCTGCCGCCGTTGCGCCCGTCGCGGCGGGTCTGCAGCCCGGTGACGAGGATCGGGGTGTTGCCGGTCGCGTCGATGAGCATGCCGTGCTGGCCGTTGCGGTCGGTTTGGCAGCCGGTGATCTGCATGCCGCCGGAGCCGGCCCAGTCGCCCCAGGTGCCGGTGATGCGGTAGCCGTGGCTGCCGTTCCATTCGGCCCGGCAGGACAGCAACTGTCCGTTGGTGCAGTTCTGCAGGACGAAGCCCTGCCCCCAGCAGCCGATGACTTGCACGTCGTCGAGGGTGACGTCGGTGCAACCGGTCAGGAGCAGCCCGTTGGCGTGGCAGTTGTCGACCATGACGTGGTGCAGGCGCCACGAGTACGGGAACGTCCCGTCGCCGCGGGAGGCGGTGACGATGCCGTTGTTGGGCATCTGCCGGATCGTGACGTTGTCCAGCACAACGTTCTGTACGTTGCCGCGGGCGTAGATGCCGTCGATGCCGGAGCCGCCGAGTTGTGATCCGTCGACCATGAGGTCGGTGATGCGCTGCTCGCCGCTGATGTTGGGGTGGGTTCCGTCCGGGTCGCCGATGATCTGAATGACGGAGGTGCCGGTGAACGGCGCGGCGGGCTGGATGTAGCAGGGGTATTCGGTGCCGGTCATGCCGGGCCCGGTCATGAGGTTGGCGTGCGCGCCGCGCAGGCTGACGCCGTTCTTCAGGTCGAGCGTGGCTGTGGTCTTGTACACGCCGGCCGGGAGGTAGACGACGCCGCCGGGCGGGCAGGCGTCGATCGCGGCCTGGATCGCGGATGTGTCGTCGGCGATGCCGTTCCCGGCCGCGCTGTGCGGGGGCAGGGTGACGTTGGTCCAGTCGGTGACGCCTTGGAGGGTGACGTTGCCGGATCGGCCGTTGACGGCGAACACGGCCCCGTTGTTGACCTCGATGACGGGCGACTTGCGTCCGCCGGTGACGCTGATCTGGTCGGGCTGGGTCTCGCCGGTGACTTGGATCCTCACGAGCGGGTCACCTCCCGGGACACGATGGCGCGCCCGTTGAGGAGCCGCACCACGGTGTTCCCCTGGTACACCTCCAGGTCCCACACCCCGTTGCGCTCCAGCGTCTGGGTGACGGAGGCGGGCACGGCGCAGCGGATGGCCGCGCCGATGACCGTCAGGTAGGGGGTGAGGTCGAGGAGGAGGATCCCGTTCTCCGAGGCGGGCGCGGAGCGTATCTGGGCGCGTGCGTTCCACCCGGCCCAGGTGAACCCTTCGTCGGTGACGGTGTAGTTCTGGACGAACGTGGAGCCTTGTTCGATGTAGAGGTCCCAGTCTCCGGCGCTCAACTCGGCCACCTCCGGGATTTCCGTGCTGGCGGCGTCGGCGTCGAGGACGGCTTCTGCGGTCAGGTCGGCGCCTGCGTGCGCGGACAGCGCGAGCCCTGCGGTCAGGGTGGTGTCGGCGGTGAGGGCGGCGTTGGTGCGGGCGGATAGCCGCACGGTGGAGGTGAGGCTGGTTTCGCCGGTGAGTGCCGCGGCTGCGCTCCAGACGGCGCCGTCGTTGAGGGTGTTGACGTTGTCGTAGGCCGCGTAGTCCGTCACGCCGGCGTTGCGGTAGGCGAAGAGGTCGAGGGCGCAGGTGTCGATGTTGGCGGGCACCCAGGCCGGGGTGGCGAGGGTGCGCCGGTTCGTCCACACGGTCCCGTTCGGCGAGGTGTCCCAGTAGACGTTGGTGCCGTCCTCGCGTAGGCGCAGCCACAGGTGGTTGACCGCATCGAACGGGATCTCGACGCCGGTGGGGTCGTAGTAGTCGACCATGGAGTGCATGCGCAGCACGTTCGTGACGGCGTCGTACTTGAAGCCGAGCGCCGTTCCATCCACGGCGGACTTGATCAGGAAATTCGCGGACACATCGGTGCCGGTGGATGTGGCGGGCCGGGTGGCGAGTTTCAGGTAGACGGTGGCGCCGGCGAACGTCCACGCGCGGCCGGTCTGGTATCCGGCGTAGGCGCCGGCGACGAGCGGGATGCGCGCCTGTCCACCGGTTTCGGTGACGCCGCCGTAGGAGTCGCCCCACTCGGGACCTATGACACCGTCGTTGAAGTTGTCGATCAAGGTGGAGAGAAGCGGCATGCTCGCCCTCCGCTCAAGACAGGGAGAAACTCAGCGAGGTCGCGGTCAGGCGCAGTTCGTCGCCCGCGGCGACGGTGCGGGACGCGGTCAGCGGCCCGTACCAGAGGCGCACCGGAGTGCCGGCCGAGTCCCATACTTCGACGCCGACGACGGTCACGGCCGGCATGTTCGTCCACACCAGATCAGCGCTGTTGGAGGTGGCGCCGGAGGCGGCTGCGGCGACGGTCAGGTTCTGCCGCGCATACGAGCCGCCAACCACCTCGGTGCCGGCGGCCGTGTCGCTGCCGTTCGCCGTCACCAAGGCGACCTTGAGGGGCGTCGTGGGGGCAGTCGCGGCCAAGCCGAGGATGAAGTCGAGGCAGCGGTTCTCGGCGGTGTTCGAAAGGTTGTCCGGGATGGGACTCACCGCCTTTCGCGGTCAGGAGACGAGCAGTAGGCCTTTGGCTTTGCGGACGATGTGCTCGGCGCCGGGCGGATCAACGGCGACCCACACCGTGTAGGTGCCGGCGGTGAGGGTGAGCGTGCCGCCGTCGGGGCCGATGAGGATGCGTGCCGCTCCGTCGACCCATGCCGCGTCGCGCCACTCGGCCGGTGTGGGGCTGCTGTTGTGCAGGACGATCGCGATCCGTATCGGGCTGTTGGTGAGGTCGACGCCTGCCGGGCCGGTGATGGGGATGTGCAGGTATTCGGTGGAGGCGGCGGGGATCAGAGCCATGGCGCACCGGCCTCCCACGCGAGCGTCGGCGATCCGATGGTGATGCTGTAGTCGATCGCAGCCTCCGCGATGGCCACGCTGCCGCTGGCGGTGAGCACCGCGGCCCCGCGGACCGTGCGCGTCCCTGTCGCCGTGAGCGTCCCTGTGGCGTCCGCTGCGACCGCGCCGGAGGCTCGGCGGGTTCCTGCCGCGGCGAGGTCGCCAGAGGCGTCGAGGGCAGCGGTTGCGCGGGCCCTGAGGGTGCCGGCGGCTGCGAGCGTGCCAGTTGCGTCGAGCGCGGCGGCCCCGGGCTGCCGGCGGATCCCTGCCGCGGTGAGCGTGCCGGTTGCGGTGAAGCTCGCGGAGCCTTCGACGGTCTGCCCGGCCGCCGCGTTGATCGAGTGGACCTCGATGAAGTCCGGGGTGCCGGCGTCCCGGTGGCCTTCGATGAGGAACGACAGCGTGGTGTCCGCTGCCCACGCGGGCGCGGTCGCGGTACGCCGGTTCGTCCACGTGCTGCCGTCGGGGCTGGTGTCCCAATAGACGCTCCCGGCAGCTTCACGGAACCTCAGCCAGGCGTGGTCGGTCGGGCTATAGGTCAGGAACACGGCCCCGGCGTCCGCATAGCCCTCACGCAGGTACAGACCGATCGCGGACTGTGCGGGGTCGATGATGAACCCGCCATCCGTCCCGCCGGTGCTCGTGAGCACGAGTACCGATGCGACCGCGGTGGTGGCCCCGTTCGGGATAGGCGCCTGGAGGTGCATGACGAGACTGGACCCGGTGAGCGTGTAGGTGCTCGCGGACTTGAGCCCGGCGTACCCGGTGGTGCAGGGCACGCGCGCCCGCCCGCCGACTTCGTCGGGGTCGCCGTAGCTGCCGGACCACAGGGTGGTGTTGAGGACGCCGTCCTCGAAGTCGTCGACGAGGGTGTCGAAGGAGGCCACGATGCCTCACCTCAACCGATCGCCAAGTCCACGTCTCCGGCCGCCAGCTTGAACTCGTCGTTCGCGGCGACCGTTTTGGACGCGGCGAGAGGACCATGCCACAGCCGGACCGGCGTACCGGCCGAGTCCCACACCTCGATGCCGACGATCGTCGTCGCGGGCATGCCGGTGAACAGGATGTCGGCGTCGTTGGAGACGCCGCTGCCGCCGGTGGAGCTGGTGAGGGTGATGTTCTGGCGCGCATAGCTGCCGCCAGTCACCTCGGTGCCGGCCGCTGCGTCGGTGCCGTTCACCGTCACCAGCGCCACCTTCAGCGGCGTCGTCGGCCGGGTGGGGGTGCCGACGCCGTGTAGCCAGTTCAGCAGCAGCGACTCGGCCGTGTTCGTCAAGTTGTCGGCCACGGCGAACTCCATCCAGGTGGGCGCCGCGTGGCGCGAGTTGAGCCCCGCCGCCCGTGACGGGGGGATTGGCAGCAGGCGGCGGGACGATCAGGCGGCCCTGGGCGCACGCTGAGGTGTGGGCCGGTAAGCGGCAGCTAGCCGCTCGACTTCGGGGAGGGCGTACATGGTCTTGTACTCGTGGCCCTGGCCGGAGAGGCGGCCGTTGCCCTGGTAGCGGCGGATCCGGCCGCGGGATGCCCACTTGCGGATCACGGTCTCGGGGACACCGGTTGCTTGGGCGGCTTCGTGCGCGAACACCAGGTCGTTGGGGTACAGCTCGGCCGGATGCATCACGCCCCCAGACATGCAGAAAGCCCCCGGCGGAAGCTGGGGGCTCAAGTTACTGCGGACATACGGGTATCCGCTGAGGCGAGTGTGACATAGCGGTGATCGGCACGGCAAGCAACGCCCACGACGAGTGGCCCTGGCGCAAGTACGCCTGGCGTGATGACGACACGCTGTTCGATATCCGTTTGGTTCGGCACGGGTCTAGCGTGGTCTCAGCGCAGGCGGGTGCAGCTGCGAAGGCCCGCCTGCGCGTCTACTCCTGCGGGTTCATGTGGCAGTAGTGCCAGTCCGCATCCGCATGCGGCTCCGCGCCGAACATCCTGAGCACATATGACGCGCCGCCGAGCTCGAGCTGCCCTGCGGGCCGGCCGTGCTCGCCGACCGGCACGGTGATCTCCTGGCCGTCACAAGGTCCGCCCTCAATCCCCAGACTGATCATGTGGGAATCAACGGCGGGCCAGACATGCGGGTTACGAGTGCGTTGGTCAGAAGTCGCCGCAGCGACGGCAGCGACCTTCGCCAGGCTCTCCGGGCGGGACCCCGTACAGGTGCTCGCCACAGAAGTAACCGCCGCACCCGTACTCGTCGCCTCCCGGTTCACCTCCGCACAGGTAGCCGAGGCCGCGGTCGATGCGTGCCTCGCATGCGGGCTCTTCGCAGTCCGCTTCGACGCCGTAACCTGCCTGGATCTTCTCGCCATTGCGGCTGATCTCGTAGAGCGCATAGCCCATGGTCGGCCTCCCTAGTGTTCAGCTTCGGGTGGAGCTCTTGCCCCACCAGCGGTTGTTGTTGGTCGTGTGGCTGTGTTCCTGGTGGACCAGGCCCTCGTAGTGGTGGTGGTGGTGCTCGTCGGGCATGGACTGGCCTGCGCGGCGCAGGACGCGGCCGAGGGCGAGGAGCAGTGTGGTGGGGGCGCCGAACACGATGCCGACCACTACCGAGTTGGCCTCCCCGGAGGTCCACATCACGAGGGATACGGCTCCTCCGACGAGGACCGACGCGACACCGCCCGACAGCATGAGCGTGCTGGCGTCGGTGGCGCGCTGACTCATGGGCGGCCGGCCTGGCTGCGCAACAGGTGGCGTGTCTCCCACGGTCGGCAGCGGGGTCTCGTCGCGGAATGAGGTCTGGTGGATGGCGTCCCGGACGGCCGCTTCGATCACGGAGTCGGTGAGCGGGTTGTCGGTGTGCTGCCCGGCCGTGTGGTCGGGCAGCCGGCCGGGCGGCTGGATCATGGTGTCCTCTCAGGTCAGCGTGAGCGGCGCGAGTGGGTGGCGTTGGCGTTCGGGGTTCGCCGCTTGCCCGAGCGCGTGCGGTGGCAGCTGGCAGCGTGCGCGTTGGCGGTACGGTCCGAGTCCTTCTGCTGGATCTTCCGGCCGTGTCCGCAGCCCGTGCAGTACAGGTAGTCCTTGAGCACGCCGGGGTGCAGGGTCACGGTCTCTCCGACCGGGGTGGTGTACGTCTTCGGCATGGCGGCTCACCACCAGCTGGTCTTGCGGGTGGCGCGCTCGACGGCCTTGTCGCGCTTCTTCGCGTACTCGGCGGCCCGCTTCGCCTGCTCGACCTCAGCACGGATCGCGCGCTTCTCGTCTTCGCGAACTGCGGCACGGTCGAGGAGCCGGTCGATCTTCCGCTCGAAGCGGGCGCCGGACTTGCCGCGCGACTCCCGGAACTCCTTGCGGGCCGCGAGCCACACGATCCGTGCAGCCTCGGCCGGGGTGACGTCGTCCTCGTCGTTGATGGGCATGTGCTTCTCCTTCTGGTGGGTGTGCAGGGCGATATGGCGGTGCGTCATGAAGGGTCGAAACTCGAAATCACTGCAGGTCACGTTGGGTTCTGGGGCGATATCGGGGTCGAAACCGGTTTCGGGTCGGGGCGAAACCAGTGGGTCCGGCCGAAACCGGGTCAGAGGTCGTCTTCAGCGTTGTCGCGGGGGTCGGGAAGGTCCGCGTATCGCACCCCCTTGGCGCCTCCGCAGCAGTCCCGGATGGTGATCTGCCGGGTCGGGATCTTGTGCTGCTTCAGCGCAGCGGACAGCGCGGTAGAGGCTGCGGTCCGCGCGTCACGGACCTCGTCGGGCGACATCTCGGCAGCCGGTTTCTCGGTCTCCAGCCACGCCCCGTACAGCTCGGGGAGGTAGGCGGCGAGGGCGTCGACGAGGCGGTGTGAGTGCACGGTCTCGGCGCCGTCCGGCCATACCGTGTGCAGGTGGTCGACGATCGTGGAGTGGTCGACGGGCTTGACCTCTTCACCTGCGGCTTCGCCGGTGAGGGTGCCTGCTGCGGTGCGCATGGCGAGGGCTCGTTTGCCGATCTCGCGGGCGTCGGCCTGCGGGATGAAGTAGCTGCGTGCGATGCGGGCGTTGGTTGCGGACCGGGTCAGCCAGCCTGTGCCGGAGTCCTTGGGGTCGTCGCCCTCGGCTGGTTCGAAGATGTTCGCGCGGATGCCGCGCTTGTACATGCCGGTGCCGAGGATCAGGTCGTTGGCGATGTGGCCGGTGATGGCCAGGCAGAACCGGACGATGGCGTTGTCGGACACCATCTTCGGGATCGCGTCCGCGTCGGGCTTCTGCGTGGTGAGGACGAGGATGATGCCGTAGGCGCGCGCCTTACGGATCAGCCGGCCTGCCACTGCGGCTGCTTCCTTGCCGTAGACGGGGTGCTCGAACAGGGTGTGAACCTCGTCGAAGATCGCGAGGATCGGGTGAAGCCGCAGGTTGGGGTACTTGTTGGCGAGCTTCCGGCTCACCTTGCGACCGTTGGGAACATCCTCGATGGGCAGTTCAGAGACGACCTTCTTGCGGCGCTTCATCTCCTTCTCCAGGGCGTACATGCCTTCGAGGGCGGCCTCACAGTGCTCGTCGTCGTCCCCCTGGACGTAGCGGTGACAGACGGGCTGGACGGACTCGGCGTCCCCGGACCCCTTGAGTTCGAACATCCACATCTCGCAGGTCGGATCGAGTGCTCCCGCGAGGGCGATCACGACGACGGCGGACGTCTTTCCGGAGCCCATCACGCCTCCGATCAGCATGTTTGTGCCGATCAGGGCGAGCGGCACGAGTTCGCCTCGGGGTGTGACGCCGAACGGGAACTCGCCGTACATGTCGGCCTGGCCACGGTTGGTGAGCGGCCAGACCCGCTTGATGGTGCGCGGGTCCTTCTTCGCCACCCACAAGTTGGCGCGCGAAGGGTGCTCTGTGCCGACCGACGGCCACACGCACTGCAGCGGCCGGCGCATAGCCCCGGCAAGTTCCTTGCGTTTGTCCAGGAGTTTCTCGGCGAGGACGTTGCGCGGTAGGTCCATCTCGGCGAGCCAGCCGGGCCCGTCGACCTGGATGGGCGCAACGAACTTGATGTCGCCCTTGATGCCCATGGCCTCGAGCGCTTCGATGAGCTCGCCCGACTCCAGGGGGCGCTGCAGGTGCACGGACAGGTAGCGGGTGACAACGGGCTTGTCGCCCTTGTTGCCGTTCAATCCGATCAGAGCTGCACCTGCGACGGCCGCGGCAAGGGTCCATCCAGGGGCGAGGAACCCTGCGACCAGCGCGGATATGCCGGTCACGGTCGCCACGGCCAAGGATGCGATCCGGCGAGGCCGAACGCGGCGGGAGTGCTCGCGGGACAGGGTCAGCCATGCCTCGATGTCTGCCGTGGCTGCCGCCTTGGCCTCAACCGGGCGGGCCTCACTGTCGACGACCCACTTCACCCAGCGGACGAAGTACCGTCCGGCACCGCGCGGGAAGCGCACGAGCAGCCGCATCAGGTAGACAGGCGCACGCACCGCGTGGAAGGCGCTGACGTGCGCGTAGTAGGACGCGGTCCAGCGGGCGGCGTCGGCGAACTCGCCGGCCTTGCGCAGCCACGACGGAAGCACCGGGGGCGCGTCCTCGAGGTAGGCGCGTCGTTCATCGAGCCACGTGCCGGTATCGGCCGCGACTTCCTCGGTGTCGACGGGCTCCGGCTCGGCGTCGGGCTTGAGCGCGAACGTCTCCGTCTGGCTGTCACCGTCGACGCTGACCTTCACGAACTTCAAGGGCTGCCGCACCCCGTTGATCAGGGTTCCGCTGGCGCCATCTTCGATGCTCATCAGTTGTAGCCCTCTCCGCCCTGGCCGATCCGGGGGTCGGGTTCCGGCCGCGGCTCCTTCGCCTTGTCTGCGGACTGCCGCTTGGTGCGCGACAGGACGGCTCGCACGGCGTTCTCCTCGACGTCGATCCGGTGCTTCGCTGCGACCTCGGCGACGATGTCCTTGGCGGGCGCATCAGGTCCGAGCAACACCGCAACATCCCGGATCGCGTCGGACTTGGTGAGTGCGGGCTGGGGCGGGCCTACCTGGGGCGCAACAGGTGTTGCGCCCTGTTGCGGCGCCCGTTCCACGGTGGTTGTCGACGGCCCGCCGTGCAGGACGAGGGCGACCTGGACGGCGTCGACGACGACGCCGTATCCGACGAGCTGCGCGGCGAGTTCAGCGGGGGGCAGGCCGGGCTGTGCTTCGTCCGCGATGCGGATCACCTCGGCCGGGTCCATCTCGGCGAACCGGCGCCGCAGCACCTCCTGGGCGGATCGGCTGGCCGCGGCGGCCGGTGCCGGCTCGCTGCGCCCGTACATCCTGGACAGGGCCGCATCGGCGCCGTCACGCAGCCGCTGCCGCTGTACGGCGACGAGGTCTTGGCCGAGGGCGTTGTCGCCGCGGCCGGCCTTCTCGGCGAGCTTCCAGCTCTCGCGCAGCGCGGCGTCGCGCACAGTCTCGTCGGGGTGGTGTTGCGCAACAGCCTGCTGGTAGGCGATGCGCTGCACAGTGTCGGCGTTGCGCCGCAGTTGCTCGGCGTCGATGCCGGTGCGGTAGGTGTTGACGCGGCGTGCGATGAGGCCGAGTCCCTCGGCGGCGCCGCTCATCGCCATCGGGGTGATGCCGTACACGACGGCCTCACCGATGTTGCGGGCGATCATCACGCCTGTTGCGCAGGCTCCCACGGGGGCCAGCCACAGGCCGATGCGGACGATGCTCGGAGACGGCTGATCCAGCATGGTGAGGCAGAGCATGGTGAGGGCGAGCACGAGCGCGAGGCCCTCGCCGGCCGCCACGACGCCCGCGGCGGTTGCTTCGCGGTGGAACTGGGCTTGGACGTTGCTGTAAGTGCCCCAGCCGCCGAAGGCTCCGACAGCGAGCATGAGTGCCGTGGCCACGCCGAGGACTGCGTACTGCCAGCTGTTCAACTGGCGCGGGTTCACGAGGGCGTTCATCACGCCCACCTCCGGTAGATCTTGTGGCCGAGGATCGCGACGGCCAGCGCGACGAGCAGGGCGGGCTGGTGGGCGATGGCTGCCGCCCCGGCTATCGGCGCCTCGACCAGCCACGGGTAGTGGACGGCCAGCGCGGCGAGTACGAGGCACAGCAGCCAGGACGACAAACTCACGGCGGGCTCCTCTCAGTCGTCGGTGTCGGTGGGCTGGTCGGGCAGGCGCATCTCGAGGTGGACGGTGTAGTCGCCGTTCTCCTCGACCTCGACCTCGCTACCGCTGTCGGTGGTCGCACGTGCCATGACGGGCTCCCTTCGGGTGGTGGGGCGGCTTGGGTTAGCGCTGGTCGCTGTTCTTCTCGTGGGCTCGGAGCGCGTCGAGGGCTTGTTCGTCCGCAACGGCCCACTCCGGTGAGTTCTCGCCGAACTGCCTGGCAGCCTCATCGCGGGCGTCCAGGGCGTCGTTCAGTGCGTCAGACGTCTGCTTCCAGCCCATAGCGGGCTCCTCTCGGGTTGCGGGCCGGGCTGTCCGGCCCCACCGCACCCCCACGGAGCGAGCCGCGGGGGACGGAAGGGCCGGATCAGAGGCTCTTCAGTTCCTTGTTGATCTGGTCGAGCTTGTACTGGTAGGCGGCGACCTTGTCGTCCAAGGGGTGGAGGTGGCTGGTCCCGGTAATCTCCTGCCATTGGGCGGCTTCGTCGCGGCACGCCTCCATCAGGGCGGCTTCGGCTCGCAGCTCATCGGCGGTGGGTCGGCGGAACAGGCCCATGACGGGCTCCTCTCGGTTGGTGCTGGTGGCTACCACCAGCGGGATTGAGGTTCAGGCACCCGTTGTGTACGGGTGCGACGTGCAAGCTGGGGCGAGCGGGTCAGCGTTCGACGACGGCCTTGTCGAGGTCTCGGTGTCGGACCTGGGTGCTGTGCCCGTCGGCGCGCAGCTGGTCGGCGAGCGCGCGGGCGAACACGGGGGCGCGATGCCGACCGCCAGCACATCCGGAGGCGACGGTCACGACGCCGGCTGACGGGCCCTCGCTGAACGCGGTCACAGCGTGGGCAGTCGCCTGTACCAGGGCGAGGACGCCTGGTGTGGCCATGGCCGCAGCCTGTACCGGCTCGTCGTCGGCGGTCATGTGGCGTAGCTCCGGGGAGACGTGCGGGTCCCGGAAGTGGTGCCGCAGGTCGATCGTCAGGTGCGCGGCGGGCGGCGCCTCGTGCAGGAACCCGAACGACGTGATCTCCACGACGGCCATCACGCCGCCTCCTTGTGGAGGTGGGCGCACTTGTCGCGCCAGTCGGAGTGCTCGTCGCAGGTGCGGCGCTCGGCGTCCGGGACGTTGTAGGTCCGCTCACGCCACAGCGCACGGTCCAGCTGGTCGGTGATGGCGAGTCGCATCGGGGTGACGGTGCTCATGCCGGCACCCCCACTGCGGCGCTCGCCAGGTCGCGGATGCGGGCGGCGAACTGCTCGACACGAGCCGCGAACAGGACGGCCTGGGCGGGCGACAGGTGGAAGCCCTCCGAGCCGTCGTCGATAACGACGACTGGGGCGCGCTCGGCGACCCGCGTGGAGAACGCGTCCGACCACAGGTACGTCGACAGCAGCAGCTCGACCTCAGGGCCAGCAGTCGGCACGATCAGATCAGAGGTTGCACCCCGGTGGTGCACGTCAACGAGATGCCCCTCGTTCTCCGCGACGTGGTCGAGGGAGCACCACGACGGGCACTCGATGTGAACGTGGGAGCCGGCAACCAGTGCCGGGACGATGCGGGAAGCGGGAGGCGATTCGACCGGCAGCTCATGGGCGCGGGTCTGTAACGTAGAACTCATGGTCTGTCTCCTTGCTTGGGAAGGCTTAGACCTAGGCCCCGTTTCGGTGTTCCAGCACCGGGCGGGGCCGTTCTGTTGGCGTGGTGACTGCCAACACGCCCCACCGTAGGGAACATTATGTTCCTTCGTCAAGCGGCTCGACCTAGGCATTTCTGACCTGTTCGCGTAACGTCATGTCTCATGACGGCGAATGGGACACTGACCGCTATGGATAAGCGATCACTGGAGCAGTTCGCGCAGAGGTTCAGAGAGTCCGAGACTCGAACTGAGATCCTGCGCCAGGAGTTGGCGGTGGCCATCCGACAGGCCACCGCCGATGACGTGCCCCAGAAAGACATCTGCGAGGCCACCGGCTACACCCGCCAACAGGTCCGCCGAATCGTCCAGGCCGGCAACGCTGAGCCGCTCGACCGGGACGAGATCGACTAAGGGGCTGCAGAGCGCTCCGCGACTCGTCATGACCACAAGGTGACGGCATTCCGGTGTCACTCGCGGCGTCCGTGCGGGCGTCAGAGCGGCGACATCAGGGGCGTCATTTCGGTGTCATAACAAGCCTCGGAGGGCTACCTTGGATCACATGACGACACCCAACGCGACACTGCGAGCAGTACGTATGGGCATGCTCATGAGTCAGGAAGACTTCGCCCACGCCATAAGGGACGCCGGCGAGCGCGCCGGGCAGCCCAATGGCGCCAACAAGCGGCTCGTTCAGCGCTGGGAGTCCGGCTCCATCACCGTCCCGCGCGGCAACTACGCCCGCGCGCTTGAGGTTGTGACCGGCCTGCCGATCGACTCGCTCGGCTTCAACACCGCAGGCCCGGTGGCCCGCGTCGCGAACGATGGCCAGGGCGGGCACGACGTCACGCCCTCCCCGGAGGGTGTCGCAGCACCGAACCCGGGTCCCACGCCCGCAACCTCACCCCGCGCCAACTACTCGGGGGTGTGGCTCTCCCGCTACGAGTACTACTCCAGCGGTCGGGACTCCAGCTTCATCGGTCAGCACTACGTCGTCGTACTCCAGCACGGCAACCGGATCACCGTCCGATCCCTGCCCAATGGATCCTCGAACCCCAACTCCCCGCTCACCATGGATCTCACGATCGACGGCAGCGTCATCACCGGCACGTGGGTGGAGCAGACTGCCGAGGACGGCTACTACCGCGGGGCTCGGTACCACGGCGCGATCCAGATGCTCGTCGAACCCACCGGCCGCCGCATGGCCGGCAAGTGGGTCGGCTTCGGCAAGGACATGGACATCAATAGCGGGCCGTGGGAGCTGTCGCTGCAGGACTCCTCGACGAATCAGGCGACCGTCGCGAAGTACAACCGGGTGCCCGAGTGACCGCCCAGGTCGGGCCAGGGAAGGGCGCGCCGATCGCTGGACGCACTGCGGTCTACCGGTTCTTCGACGCGGACGACGTCCTGCTGTACGTCGGCATCGCCACCAACGTCACGAAACGCTGGAGGCAGCACGAGAACGCGAAGAACTGGTGGCATTTGATAGCCCGGTCGTCAGTGACATGGTTCGAGTCCAGGTCTGGCGCGGAGGCGGAGGAAGCTCGCTCAGTCGATGAGGAGCGCCCCCTGTACAACGCCCGGAAGCACCCTGAAGGCGGTTGGGAACAGCTGCGATACGACGACAGCGCGGACCTGGAACGAGCCCACCTCAAGCTCCAATGCGACCTGGCGGACGGAACGTTGCTTCCTGGGCAACGAATCTTCGTCACCCGCCTCGCGTCCCAGTACGGCGTGTCTGCAAGCACCCTCCGTTGGGCCTTCGAACTGCTGCCGATCGGCACTTTCGACTGCAGCCGAAAAGGGCTCGTCTTCGTAGCTAGAGAGGCCGACAAGCCGCGAGACATTCGCTACGCCCGCAAGCGTGTCCAGTACCCGCGCGTGGCTCGCTGGTGATCAGTGTGGCCATCGACGAGACCCTGCCGCACTGACCCCAGACATACGTGAACGCCCCACCCGTGCTGGGTGGGGCGTTCGCTATTGGGGCTCGCACTGGTGGGAGATGCGGATCAGGAGGCCCGACCATGTGCGGGCTTCTTCGGTCTCGCCCTCGCAGTCCTTCGTGAGGCAGACGCGCGGCCCTATCCGCCCGGCCGGCTCCGGCTGGCCGATGCCGAGTTCCCGTTCGAGGCGCGCGATCTTCTCGTAGTCGGGCCGGCCGCTCACGCCGCGTTCCTTTCGGCGAGCGGGAGTTGCTTGAACAGTTCGTCGTGCCCGTAGTGGGTCTGGCATCCGCCGCACTGCTGGCCCGGGGAGTCGAGCGTGACCTTGAGGACGACTCCGCACGGGCACTGCAGGGGGATGCGCCGGGGTGGCCGTTCGCCGGAGATCTGGGCTTCGCACCGCCTCCGCAACTGGCCGATTTCCCGGCTGAATTCGTCGAAGGCGACGTGCCGTTCGGCGGCCCATGGGAGCAGGGTGCGAAGCCGCTTGACTGCCTGGTCGCATTGCTGCTGCAGGTCGCCCTCCCACCGTGGGTGCCGGTAGTCGAGTTGCTCGTGCCAGTCGATGATCCATGTCTGCAGAATGGTCACGACCCCGCCGCGCGCTATGAGGCTCAGCGGCTCCAGCCGGACCGGGATTGGGGCTGTGCGGCTTCCGGAGACTGAGGGGCCACCCGCGCTGCTTCCGGGCATAAGGCGTGCCCCGAGGCGGGCGTACAGGCCATCGGAGCCGGCGAAGGCGCGCAGGTCCAGGTCTGTGCGGTCGAGGCAGATGCGGCATCCGTAGTGCTGGAGTTCGTCGGCGTACAGGTTGCGGCCGCAGCAGGTGCAGCGGGGGCTGGCGTCGTCGAGGTTGGTGTGCACGGCGGTGCTCCGTTCGATGGTGCGGGTGGTGACCCCTGGTGCGGATGATCGTTGGCGCGGCATGGCGAAAAAGGATCACCTCAAGCGGTCGGTCGCGTTCGAGCGCATTCGGGAGCCGGCGCAGCGGGAGCGTCCGGCGGGGCTGTCAGCGCGACGCCGTTTGATCGCCGAGGTGTGTGGCGACCCGCTACCTGATGAGCCGGACGACGAGGCGGCTACTCGCCAGCCTTCTTGAGGTCCCAGACCCGGTCCGCGGCGATGTCTTCGGCCAGTGTGGGGCCGTCACTGGTGTAGGCGGCTTGCGGTATGAGCCCGCGGCGGCGTGCTTCGCGGACGGCTGCGGACCGTTTCTGTTCGCGGGGTAGCCAGGCGACGCCGAGGCGGATGTACGCCTCGGTGAGGAGGGTGGAGACGCGTTCGCGGGTGACGCCCATGCGGACGGCGACAGTGGCGAGGGAGGCGCCGTCGGCGGCGTGGGTGAGGGCTTCGGCTTGCCGGCCGGTGAGTGGCATGCGCTTCGGGCCGCGTGTCATCGCTGCTCCTGGGTGCCGTGGTCGTGTCCGATCAGGTGCCGGAGCGCCTGCTCGATGACGACGGTGGGGATGTGTCGGGGGTAGTGCTGGGCGAGTAGGCGCTTGATGGTGGGGTTGGTCCAGCGGCCTTGCGCTTGCGTGCGTTCCTTGTGTGCCTTCAGAAACTCGAGGGCGACGCCAGCGATGGTGTCGGGGTGGTCGAACACATAGCCGCTGGCGCTGGTGTTGCAGTGCCGGCGGATCGCGGCGGCGAGCGCGCGGGCCTTGTGGCTGTCGACGGCCGGGGCGCCTTCTGCGGTCGTCACGATGCCTCCTCGTCGATCCAGACGACGCGGGTTTTGCCGCCGTGCCCGTGGATGGCTTCGACGTCGGCGACGGACCGGTAGACGGCTATCGAGGTGAGCGCGGTCAGCCAGCGCAGTGCGACGGTGCCGTCGGTGAACTGGAGGCCTTCGACGACGAGGCCAGTACCGGAGGTGCCGGTCTCGTCGATGTCGCGCTGGAGGTGGAAGCGGCGCGGGAGTTGAGCGGTCATGGGTGCTGCTCCAGGGGTTGGGGTGGGGCGGCGGCCGGCATGCCACCGCCCCGAAGCGGGTCAGGTGCGGGTCTGGAACGTCCACCAGCCGTCGTATCCGGCCGGGACCGCGGGGTAGTTGGCAAGCATCGGCCGCAGGATCGCGAGGTGGCGTTCCTGTTCGGCAAGCGTGACGTTGCCCCAGTAGGAGTCGCCGTCCCAGCGGCCGTAGGTGTCGCCGCCGTAGCGGCCGTCCTTGTGGGCGGCGAGGAAGGCCGCGCCATCGGCGGGTTCTGGGTACTGGTTGTCCCAGAGATGGCCGATGCAGGCGACGGTCACGCCCCTGCGGCGGCGGAACCAGACGGCGTCGATGAAGCCACCGAAGTAGTACGGGTTGCGGCCCTGCGGGGTGTCGGTGCGGCTGCCTCGGAGGCTGGCCAGGTCTACGGCGTAGGGCTTGCGACTGATGAGGAATCTGTCTTCCCGGATCATCGGCCCTCCTCGGTCTGCTGCGCCTCGTTGTCGGTTGTCGCGGCCTGCCGCTTGGCGCTCAGTTCGGCGCCTCGCGTGTGCAGCACTTCGCGGTACTCGGGATCGGCGTCCGCAAGTTCCGCCAGCGATGGAGGCGAAACCCCAAGCGCCTCGTCGACGGTGCGGCTCGACTTCCATGCGCAGCTGCTCAGGTGCCAGCCGGGTCCCATGCCGTCATGCCCGCAGTCGCAGCCGGGGGTGTCGACACCGGACGACGCGATGTTGTGCTCGGCCTCCGGCGACAGCTGCTGCTGCTCGTCGGGCTCGACGGTGTACGTGGTGGTCTCGCGGACGATGCGGCGCTGTACGGGGGTGCCGTCGTCGCGCCACCTGGGTGCGTGGCCCTGCGCGAGGGCGAGGCGGGCCCGTGCGGCGGGCAGGTCGGGCAGGGAGCTTCCGGGTGCCCATGCCTCGGCCGTGGGGTCGTACAGCTCTACACGCCACTTCTGCTCGGTGGCGTGCGCCTCGTCGTCGCCGTCGGTGATGCGCTGTATGGCGGCCCGCATGTCGTCGGCCCACTGTGCGGGGGTGTGCAAGGGGACGTTGTCGCTGCGGCATGCGGTGGCGGCGAGGTGGCCGGGCTCGCCGCGCCAGCACCACCAGCCGACGTGCACGAGGGCCTCGGCCGGCTTGGTCTGCTGCGCTTCGCGTGCGGGGCAGTCGGCCTCGTGGGTCATGTTGATCCACGGCTCGGCGATGAACTGGCACGTGCAGCGCGCCTCTGTCTGCTGCGCCTCGTCGGCCAGGCGGCGGAGCTCGTCGGCGTCTGCCCCTCGGAGGTTGTCCGGTCGGACGGCTCCGCGATGGACTTTGGACGCGAGGGTGGTGATCGCGTCGGCTACGGCCAGGTTCTGCCGCCCGCCTGTTCCGCGGTACTCGCCAGCCTTCTTCGTGAGCCAGGCCACGACCTCGGCGAGCACGGCGGCCCGGTCGGCGGGCGCGGGGAGGATCGCGAGGACGGCGTCTGCGTGCTCGCCGTACTCGTCGGGCTCGGTGGGGTCCCATTCGAAGCCGGACGCTGCGCAGATCGCCTTCCGGATGCGGTCGCGGAGGCCCGGGTCGGCGGGCGCTGGCGGCGCGGCGGGCTGCTCGTCGTCGAGCACGGCGAGGACATCGGCGGCCGGCACGGCAACCGGGTAGCCCTCCGGCAACGCGCCTGTCTGGCCAGCGAGGTAGTTGCGCACCCGCTCGATTGCGTCGTGCAGCTCGGCGTTCTTCTTGTGGAGGAACACGCCATCCAGTTCGGACCGCAGACGCTTTGCCTCCTCGTCGAGGGCGTCGGCGCGCTCGCGCAACGCGATCCCGTCCCGGCGCAGTCGGTCGGCTTCGTTGGTGAGTGAGTCCCACTCGGCGCGGGTCGGGGGCTGGTCGGCGGGCTCGCGTTCCAGGACGGTGGATGCGGCGTCCGGCTGCGGGCACTCGCGCATGGAGCACGTCACGTACCCACCGTCACCGAGGAACAGGCTGCTGTGGCCGCAGGCGGGGCAGCGGCCGGCGACGTGCGGCAGACCGGCGGCGAGCGGGGCCGCGGAAGGGGGCGGCCCGATGCGTGCCGGTTGGCTGCTGGGTAGGGCGGGACTCGTGCCGAGGATGGGGCGGGGCGTCTGGTCCATGGTCTTCTCCTGGGTGCTGTGGTGGACTTGGGACAGCAGCGCCCGGCCTTCATCCGGGCGCTGCGCTGCTGCGGTCACGGGGCGGCAGGTGTGTGCGGCACTGCTCCGGACAGCACGTCGGCGAGCCGGTGTACGTCTCCGTCTGGGGCGCGCCACATCTCGTCACCTCGGCGGTCGCGTCCGGCCTTCTGCCAGCCGAGGATCAGCAGTTCGGCCTTCTGGCGGGCGCGCGTCAGCACGGAGCCGAGGGTCAGGCTCAGTTCGTAGTCCTGGCGCGGGAATCCCCGGCCGTCGTCGCCGTGGAGGAACCAGCCGTAGCCGGAGCGGCCGTTGTCGTCCGGGCGGGTGCCGTGCTGCCACAGGTGGTAGATCTCGCCGTCGTGGCGGGTGGAGTAGACGGTCTGGCTGTTGCTGGTCCAGGTGAGGTGTGAATGCCAGGTCACTGGTGGCTCCTTCGGGGTGGGTTGGGTCACGTCAAGATCCGGAAGTCCTGTACGGGCCTCAGGCGGCCTCGCGCGGCGTTAAACGCGGCTCGGAGCCCGCAGACGGGTTCGGGAGCGCCTGAGAGGCGCTGGACGCCCGCCGCGGGGCATGTGTGCCTCACGCCGCGCTCTCGGTCTGCTCGGCGCCCAGTAGGCCCATGCCGTAGCCGATCGCCACCGCATGCGTCCGGTCCACCGCGCCCAACTGCCGCAGCAGCACCGCCACACGGGACTTCACTCCGTTCAGCGACAGGCACACACGGGCCGCGATCTCCACGTCCGACAGGCCTGCGTCGAGGAGCAGCAGCACGTCGCGCAGCGGCTGCGCTAGCAACACCGGCTGGCACACCGGAGGCTTGATGAGGCCGGCACGCAGGCAGTGGGCGACGAGCAGCACTTGCCGGTGTGGCAGTCCGAGAAGGCGGCAGGCGCGGCGGATGCGCATGTTCACGCGCGCCGGGTTGACGTCGAGGAGCCGTGCACTGTCCTTGCGGTCCACGCCGGCAGCGCAGTGTCTGATGATCCGCAGGTCCAAGTCGGTCAGATCCGGATGGGGCATGGGGGACTCCTGTCGGGGTTCAACGTGCGCCGGGTGGCTGGCAGGTCGGGCAGTTCTTCGGCGGGGTGGGGCCCGTTGCGGCGGTGCCGCATGGCCAGGCACCGGGGCGGGCGATGTGGTACGCGGGTTCGGTGTCCTGCTCGGCAGCCGGCTCGGGCTTGAGGGTCTTGCCGGCTAGCTGGGTGAACAGGGCCACGAGCGAGCCCTCTTGCCGGATGGCGGCCAGGTCGTCGGCGCCGAACCCGGTCACGTGAGGGCCATGTCGACGAAGCGGCTGTAGTGAAGCTGCGCCGCGACGGTGATCTTCGAGGTGGGGCCGGCGCGGTGCTTGGCGACGATCAGGTCCACTTCACCGGCGCGCGGTGATTCCTTGTCGTAGGCATCCTCGCGGTGGACGAGGATGACGACGTCGGCGTCCTGCTCGAGGGATCCGGACTCGCGGAGGTCGGCGAGCATGGGCACCTTGTCGGTGCGCAGCTCGGGCCCGCGGTTGAGCTGGCAGAGGACAACGACGGGCACGTCGAGTTCCTTGGCCATGAGCTTCATGCCGCGGCTCATCTCGGAGACCTCGACTTGCCGGTTCTCGGCGCGCTTCTTGCCGGGGCTGTCGAGCAACTGCAGGTAGTCGATGACGACGAGGCCGAGGCCGGTCTTCTGCTTGATCTGCCGGCTGCGGGCCCTGATCTGGGTGACGGTCCTGTTGGGGGTGGCGTCGATGGTGAGGGGTGCGGTGGTGAGCCGTTCCATCTGATTAGCGAACGCGGCCCAGTCGTGGTCGGTCATGTTGCCGCCGCGGATCTTGTGGAGGCCGATCCGGGCTTCGGCGGAGATGATGCGGTGCTGGACTTCACGCCTGGACATTTCGAGGCTGAAGAACGCGGCGGGGATCTTGTCTCGGAGGGATGAGGCGCGCAGGAAGTCGACGCCGAGCGTGGACTTTCCGAGGCCGGGCCGCCCCGCAATGATGATCATCTGTCCGCCGTGGAGGCCGTGCAGGAGTGCGTCGAGGTCGACGAAGCCGGTGGAGACTCCGATCGCGCGGCCCTCGGACTGCAGCTTCTCCAGCTCGGCGACTACGTCGGGGAGGTCTTCGCCGAGAAGCGCGGAGTCGGCGTCTTCCTGCACGCGCAGGACGTTCGCGAGCTCGACCTGGGCGGCGTCCGTGGCGTGCTGGGCTTCCCCTTCCCCGGTGTAGCCGAGCTCGGTGATGCGCCGACCTGCTTCGACGAGGCGGCGACGGGTGGCGCAGTCGCGGACGATCTCCGCGTAGTACTCGGCGTTCGCCGCGGTCGGTACGGCGCGGACCAGCTCGGACAGGTAGCCGGCGCCGCCGACCTTGCTGAGGAGGCCGAGTTCACGCAGATGGTTGGCGACGGTGACCTGGTCGGCGGGTTCGTTGCGGCTGTAGAGGTCGACGATGGCGCGGAAGATCGTCTCGTGGGCCGGTCGGTAGAAGTCCTCGGCGGTGGTCACTTCGACGACTTCGCCGACGGCGCGCTTCGACAGGAGCATCCCGCCGAGCACGCACTGTTCGGCAGCGGTGTCCTGCGGGGGGACGCGCTCGAGGGTCTGGTCTTCCATGTGCTGGTCTCCGTTCGGGTCAGGCGGCGTGGCTGGTCTGGGTGGGGTGGCACTTGGGGCAGGGGCGGGCGTTGCCGTGGTCGTCGTAGATCTGGCGGAGGGCGCCTTCGCGGCGGGCTGCGGGAGCTCCGTCGGCGCATGTGCCGCACCAGGGCGGCAGCTGCCGGATCGGGGTGGGCTTGGGCCTGCCGATTCGCTTGGGGAGATCGCCGATGCGGATCCGGAGGATCTGGCTGTGGTTGCGGATGCCTTCGGGCTTCTCGGTGAGCTTGGTGACGAGTTCGTCGTCGAGGGCCCAGCCCTGGCGGTCGGTCATCTCGGCGAGATCGGCGGCCATGGCGGAGGCGGTGCGTGGGCCGACGGTCCAGGGGGTGGGGAGGTTCTCGAGGAACTGGATGGCGTCGGCCAGGTGGCGATCTTGCTGCGGCTGCGTGTCGGTGGGGTCCTCGGGCGGGCCGGAGGGCTCGGGACGGGCTGAGGGGTGAGGGGGGGTAGAGGGGTGAGGGGTAGGGGGAGGTCCTGACCTCGCCTGCGGAGGTTGTGACCTCCCCTTAGGGGAGGTCCTGACCTCGCCTGGCGAGGTTGTGACCTCCCCTTCGGACCTAGGGGAGGTGGAAGCCTCCCCTTCAAGTTGGGGGAACCGATACCGGCACTGCTTGCCCGGCACCGCGTACAACGGCCGGCCGTCCTTGCCGACCGTGATCGGTATCCGGACCTCCAACCCACGCTTCGCCAGCCGCTGCAGAGCCGACTTCAAACTCCCCCGACCCGTCAGCCCGGTCCGCTCCGCGAGCACCGCAGCGTTGAACCCCGGCCACGTCTCCGCCCGCAGATCGTCATCCCGCGTGTTCTCTCCGATCGCGACGAGCACCATCCGCTCTGCCGGAGTCAGTTCGGCAGGCGCATACAGGAGCACGTCCATGACGCGCTTGATCCCCATCACTGCACCTCCGAGCTCGGAGCGGCATGCAAGGTCACGGCGGGCTTCTCTCTGGCAGTGCGAACAGGGCGGTGCGGGTGGCGGTGGCGGGCGCGCTACGGGCCGGCGCGCGGGCGGTGGGGGCCGGTCATGCGGCGGCCTGGAGCTGCTGCTCGCTGAACGCCCCAGCTGCCGCGAGGACGGCATCGCCGAGCGGTGGGGGCACGGCGTTGCCGACGATGAGGTGCTGCTGGCCGGCGCCTCCGTGGAACGTGAGGCCGGGCCGGAAGCCCTAGAGCGCAGCGCATTCGGCGATCGTCGGCCTCAGGTGCGCGACACCAGTCCGGTCCCGCCACAAGGGCGTCCCGATGTGCCGGTTCATGGCCTGCCGGGTGCCGTTGCCGAACGGCTCGGCGCCTCCGGTGGCGGTGCCTCCGCCGGTAACCGTGGGTGCGGGCCGCTGGGTGTAGCCCCAGCCGATCGCGTCGGCCATAGACACGTGGCCCGGCTTGCCGAGCACTCCGTGCGTGGGTGCCGGGAGAGCCACCTCCTGCAGCCGGGACGCGAGGAAAACGGCGCGCGGCCGGCTCTGCGGCAGCCCGTAGTCGGCGGCGTTGATGACGCCGGAGGCGGTGCTGTAGCCCCAGCGCGCCAAGACTCCGGCGTACTGCTGCCAGACGACGAGGACGGACGGCACCTGCTCCATGCACACCCACCCGGGCATGAGGTCGTAAATCCAGCGCATGGGTTCGGCGGTGAGGATCGACCGCTCGTCGAGGCAGACGGCTCCGATGGCGGCCCGGGTGTCCTTGCCGCGGGCGAGGTCTTCGATCGCCTGGTGCACCCGGGGCAAGTCCCGCAGGCCCAGCTTCTTCCCGGACTTGCCGAAGCCGGGGCACGGCGGCGACCAGATGCCGCCGGTGGTGCGGCCCTTGAACATCCAGGTCGGGTAGCGGGTGACGTCGCACTGGATAGTGGCGTGGCTGGCCAGGCGGCGAGTCATGCAGGCGGCCCCGTCGAGCTCCAGGCCGATGTCACGGACACCGCGGGCGGCGAGCGCCTCCGTCCAGCCGATGCCGGCGAAGCCGTGGACGATCATGCCGCCACCTCCAGCTTCCTGGCGGCGCTGCGCGCCCGCACGACGGTCCGCTTGTGGACGCCGAGCTTCGCCGCGATCTCGTCGGCACTCAGGCCCTCATTGGTGAGCTGGACGACGCGGGCCGGATCGACGACCCTCCGCTCCTGCCCCGGCCGCTTGCGCCCGCGCGCCGTATCCGGCTTGGCATTCGGATCGTCGATGTCGTCCCAGGCGAGAGGCCCGTGCCAGCCTTCGCGGGCGGCGAGGTTGCGGGCCATCGTGATGGAGCGCTCGGGTACGCCGTGGTCTCGCGGGTCGCGGGTCTGGACGACGCGATAGCCCTGGGCGATGCGGCGCGCCGTAGAGGCGAGGACGCGATCGGCACGGATCAGGTCGGTCAGCCTCCGCGGGTGGAAGCCGAGCTGTGGGCCGAGCGCGGTGAGCGGCCAGCCCATGCTGACGAGCGCTTGCAGGCGGCGGCGGGTGGCCAGGCCGTCAATGACCGTGTGCGCCTTGGTAGGTGCCGGAGTCAGCGGGATAGCCAGGATGCGCTCGGACACCTCTGGCCTGATCCGCTCGGCCCGCTTGTTGACGCCGTCGTAGAGAATGCGGGCGAGCGTGGCGGCTGAGACATGGGCGGCCCGCTGGATCGCGGGAAGGCTGTGCCCGAGCTGCTGCAACTGCAGGACGTGCTTCCGGGCGGGTTCGGCGTCGATGAGCGGCTGCCAGATGCCGTAGCCGACGAGGCGGTAGCGGCGACGGTCATAGGCGCGCCCGCGCTCGCGGCACTCGGGGCGCTTGCACTTGTAGTTCTTGACGCAGTCGAGGCTGTTGTGGTGCGGGGCTTCGCGGACGGCGGTGGTCATCGTCGGGCCTCCTCTCGGGCGGGCAGGTGCCAGGCGCGGCGGATGGTCCAGTAGTCGTCGATGGCCTGGCTGCTGGTGGGCCGAGGCGGCTCGGGCTGGCAGGCCATCTGCGCTTTGTCGAAGCTGTGGCGGATGCGGTACGCGGCGCGACCGATGAGGTGGCCGGTCCAGTAGCCGGCGGCGACGATGAGTGCGCCCGCGGCTGCGGTGAGGACGGCGGCGCTGAGGATGTAGACCCAGACGAGGGCATCGAGCGCGGTGAGGAGGTCGTCCATTACGTCCGCCTCCCGAGCGCCCAGCCGATCGCTGCCATGGCGGCGCCGGCCAGAATCAGGGCGGGCATGATCAGGGCGAGGTTCATGCGGCCCTCCGCTGCTGGTCGGCGCGGGCCGCGCGACGCTTGGCGGCGATGGCCAGGCCTTTGGGTGTGAGGACCCACACCGCGATGCGGTGGCCGTGGGTGTTGGCCTGCGTGGACGGGACCATGAGTCCGGTGTGGGCGATGACCCCCGCGGTCCGGAGGCTGTTGATCACCGCTCCGAGGAGTCCCGGGCCGAGGTCCGGGAGCAGGTCGCGGATGTCGTTGCAGCTCCAGTCGATACGGCTTTCGCCGAAGTGGAGGACGGCCTGCTCGACGAGGAACCGGTCCCACTCGGAGTGCTTCGAGATGTCGTCGAGGAGGGCGTCCTTCTCGGTGGACGCGAGACGCTCGGCGACAGACAACTTGCGTGTCATGTGATGTCCTTGGATCGTGAGCCGCCCCGCATTGCCCGCGGGGCGGCTCGAGCGTGTGCGGGCTAAGCGGTTGGGCCGGCTTCGAGCTCGGGGCGCTGCGGGTACTCGGGGGCGACGTCGATGACGTCTGCCGTGGCGTCCGTTCGGACGGTGCCGTCGTGGGCAAGGGCGCGGGCCAACTGGGCGCTCTTCGGGAGGGCCTTGAAGTGGTTGCGCAGGACGGTCTTCTTGGCCATCTCGTCGTAGTTGTCGCGCCATGCCGGGCTGTTCTTCGAGGGGAGCTTCTGGCGCCGCTCCTCGATCTCATCCGGGTACATGACCTTGAAGGTCCGGCCGCCGTTGATCAGGCGGGCTACGGAGTAGTAGGCGATGGCGCGACCGCGCGGTCCGGTGGCGCAGGGGCGGTGAACGAGGCGCTCCTCGAGACCCTCTTCGTGCTCGAAGTAGTCGTTCTCCCGCACCGTTTCGACCTTGATCGAGGACGCCATGGGGTGCTGGTAGAAGAGCGTCACCATGCCCTGGTAGCCGAGCTGGAACTCGGCGTTGCCCTTGCGCGGGATGATGTACGCCTCCTGCGTCGGCGACCCCGGCTCGAAGCCGAGCTGCGAGCAGGTCATCAGCGCACCGAGGAAGGACTGGGTGTTGCAGGTAGCCAGGTCCGGGTTCTTGCGGATCAGCGTCAGGGCGATGCGCGCCATCCGGTCGGCGCTCATGTGCTTGGGCAGAGCGCGTTCCATCTCCGGCTTCATGCGCTCGATCTGCTGAGCCAGCGTCGGCTGCTGCTGCGCCTGCTGCTCGACCTGGCCGACGGTCTCGGCTCGGCGGGCGACAGCGTTGCGGGCGTCGGTACTCACGCGGCGTTCTCCTTGCAGATGTTGAGGGACCGAGTGGACGGGCCGCGGTAGGGCTCCGGGTCGATGTCGGGGTCGAGGGCGAGGGCAGCGGACTTCCAGCTGATCTGGCCCTTGCGGGGGCGCCACGTGTAGGCGAGCTCGCCGCGCACGTACACGTCGGTGCCGTTGCCGGCGATGGCTTTCAGGTGGTTGTCCGCCTCGGTGATGGCGTTCTCGGCGGCGGCGGCCTGCTCCTTCGCCTGTGCCCGGATGGCGAGCCACTTCTCGACCTCCGCGGCGTCTGCGATGACGTCCCGTTCGGAGGGGTTCGCGTGCAGCCGGTCGAGGAGTTCACCGGTGGCGTGAGAGCCGTCGACCGGGGGGCGCTGTCCGGTGGTGACCCAGCCCCAGAACTCGTCGGCGATGGCGTACAGGTCCGCGATCATCTGCTCGTCGCGCTCGAGGCGGTGAACGAGAGTGCGCTGACCGCCGATCAAGGCTGCTGCGTACCCGAACGTCCAGCCGGTGACGGCCAGTTGCCACTGGATCTGCACCTGCACGTCGATGGGAATGTCGTCGAGCCAGTCGTTCAGGGCATAGCTGGAGCGGGACTTGAGCTCTACGACGCCCAGCTCGCTGTTCTCCTCGGTGGTGAGGTCGAGGTTGACGATGGCGTGCGGCATGTCCGGCCGGCGCAGAGTTCCGGGGTGCGGTTCGGCGATCAGGCCGGTGATGGCCGTGAACCGGGTTGCGGTGATCGGCTCCAGCGCGTGGCCCATGAGCGCGGCCTCGTCGAGGATCGGGTCTTCGCGGCGCGGAACGGGCTGGCCGGTCTTGCGCAGCCACACCTCGAGCGGGCTGGTGTACGGGTTGAGGCCGCAGATGGCGGGGAGGTCGCTTCCGCCGAGGCCGGTGCGTCGGATGGCGTGCCACTCCTCCCGGGGTGCGTCCGCGTCGAGGACGACGACCGCCCCGGACGGAAATACCAGTGGTGTCGCCTGCCTTGTGGTGTCTGTGGTGCTCATGTGCAGTGCCTTTCGGGTGTGAGGGGCCAGCCCCGCCGCCCTCAGGGGGTGGCGTGCGGCGGGGCTGGCAGGCCGCCGAGCTACAGGGGGGCGTGCTCTAGGCGACCGGTTTGTGGGTGGTTGGTGCCGCCATCCGGCTGGGGCGGAGCGGGGAAGACACAGCCGGATGGCGGGGATCTAGGCGGCGCCCACGTCGGCCTGCTTCTTCGTGGCGGGGTCGACGTAGAACTCGGCCGTGTCGAAAAGGCCTTCGTCCTGCGGCGCCATCTGCTTCTCGGCCCGCTTGAAGATCCGGCGGACGCCGTCATAGCAGTCCGGGCAGAAGGCGATCAGGCGGCTCGGGCGGAGCTGCGCAGCGGTGACGAAGTCGCCTTCGTTGACCGGGTCGCGCGGCGTGGCGATCAGGTGGATGCGGGCTTTGCGCTTCGACACGTACTCGTCGTTCGTCAGCTCGCACCGGCCGGGCCTGCGGTTGCGGTCGGCGTGCTTCTTGCCGCACGCTCCGCGGCACTCACACCGGTCGCCGGCCCGCTTCATCACCGCGGACCACACGGCGGCGCCGACTATGGGAGGGCGGACGCTCATGACGCCCTCACCTCCGGCAGCTTCTGCGTGGCGTCCGCGTCGCGCCCCCAGGTGATGGGCGGGAGTCCAGCCGGGTCGGTGCTGGCGAACGGCGCCTTCGCCAGGGGCATTACGCAGTGCTTGCGGATCTGATCGCCGTCGATCTCCTGCGTCTTGGCGATGACATGCTCGGCCTTCACACCGATGTCGAGCTTGCGCTTGAGGTCGGTGATCTGACGCCGCAAGTCCTTGATGAGGCGGGTGTCGTCCTCGGTGATCCGCTGGACCTGAATGCGGGTGTCGTCCAGAGCTCGGGCAGCCCGGTTGCGCTGCCTCTTCAGCTTCTCGATCTCCGTAGCCATCGCGACGAGCTGACAGGCTGCCTCGTTCGCCTCGCGCTCCAGGCGGCCGATCTTCTGAACCAGCTGCCATGGCGTCATCCCACGGTGGCTGAACTTCGTGCGGACGTCTTGGGCGATGCTCATGTGGTTCCCCCGTTGGCGGGTGTGGCGAAGTCGTCGGGGATGTCGACGAGTCCGGCGAGTACGGAAGCGATGACGTTGGGGTCGGTGATCCAGCGGGGCACCGCCGGCCGCGGCACGAGGCCCAGCGCACGCAGCAGCTGGGGGGCGACGGTCACGGGCTGCTCGGGCAGGAGCGCGGTCATAACCCGGCCTCCCTGGATGCGGTGGCGAGGACGGTCACGTAGTCCGTCCACTGGCTGTCGGTCCACTGGGTCTCGACCGGGCCGTAGATACGTCGCGCGATCTCGTTGATCTGGATGAACTCGCTCTCGACCACGTCGGCGATCGGGCGCTCCGGCGCCGGGGCGCTCATGCCGCCACCTGCTTCGGGGCGTTTTCCCGCTCCACCCATGCGGTCAGTTCTGCGACGGCCTCCTGCAGTTCGCGCGCCGCGCGGGGCGTGGCGACGGAGAAGCAGATCGCGAGGTCGGGTCCGATCTGAAGGTGTGCGGTCGGCCGGCCTGTGTGCGCGCTTCGGGCGTAGCGGGTGGTGACCGGGCCGTCGTTCAGGTCGACGGTCACGCCGCCGATGATCCGGGCAGTGCTCATGTCGTGCTCCTGGGCTGAGGCTTGCGGTTCAAGGCGGCGAGGGCGGCGATGTGCTCGGCCCAGCCCGGGTAGTCCGCGGCCTGCGAGGACCACTCGGGGTGCGCGACGAGGTCTTCGTCGTTGGCGTAGGCGATGCGCTGGGACTCGCTGAGCGTGCGAGCACGGGCGGCCCGCAGAGTGGCGAGCTCGCGCTCCAACTCCTCGCGCGGCACGTCGAGGCGGGCGATGTCGGCGGCGGTCATGACGCGACCCCCTTCACGACGTCGCCGCGGCGGCGAATCAGCGTGACGGCGATGTCGCCCTCCGAGCAGCAACCACTCAGCGCGACGGCGCACCGCTCGATGAGGTCGTCGACGGTCTCGTCGCGGTAGGCGTCGAGGAGATGCGCTACGAGCGTGTCGCGATCGGCGCTGTCCTCGTAGTACACGCGGAGCGCGTGCTCGATCACACTGCGGGCGCTCACGCGAGGCTCCTGAGGTGGGAGCCGATGCGCTCGGCGTGCGACGACACGGTCTTGTCCGCCGCTGCGTACACAGCGAGCAGTTCTTCGCGGTCGCCCTGGTCCTCGACCGAGGCCAGGGGGCGCAGGCGCTTGTAGCCGCGCTCGACGTCGGCCATCTGCACCACGGCGTCGTACACGCCGGTCGGCAGGTGCTGCGCCCGGAACATCGCGACCGCGTCCGGGATCTCCGTCTTCGGGACCGACATGACCGCGACCATGTACGCGCTCACCGGGTCGAGCTGCGGGTCCTCTGCGTCGACCTCGTCGATGACCGCGACGCACAGGTCGGCGAACCGCTTCTTCGCCCGCAGCACCGGCAGCTCGTTGAGCGCGTTGATACGCATCTCGTAGGTCGCGCCCCGCATCCCGGCGGCGTCCCACTCGGCACGCACGATGTCCTTGCGGACGTCCTCAGCCAACTCGACGGCCTCGTCACGCGAGTTGGGCAGCGGGTAGTTGAGGACGCTCAAGGCGATCTCGCCGTCCACGGCTGCCGTGGAGGCCACGGCCTGCGCGATGCGGTCCCGGGTACTCTCACTGATCACGGGTTTCTCTTCTCTCTTCGCACTGCGTTGCGGATAGAGGGGTGGAACTCGAAGGCCCCTGCTGCCGGTAGCCGCCGGAGTGGGGGCCGCTTGCCGTCTAGGCGGCGGACTTGGCGGGCTGGTCGATGCCGAGGTACTCGGCGGTGCGGCCGTAGTGGTAGCGGATGGTGCGTCGGCTGCTGCCTTCAGGCGCGATATCGACGACGCAGCGCTCGACGAACGTGGCGTCGTTCTCGAGGCGGTCGCGGACCCAGAAGTCGCTGACCTTGAGCCACTTCTTCAGCTCCGCCTTGGTCAGCAGCGGCGTGGGGGTGACGGGGTGCTCCACAGCTCCTCCTTTCATTGACGGTGGACGTTCTTCCAGCGAATGTGGAAACTGTCGGCGCGCAAAGCTCACGTGGGGGAGTGGATGGCGAACAGTTCGAGGACGGGTTTTTCGAGCGCGAGGGCCACCAGGTCGGCGGAGCGTCTGCTGCATGTGTCGCGTCCACTGGGTCCGGTGGCGACCATGTGGCCGATGGCGGACGGGCTGATGCCGTATCCGGCCGGGTCGACCTCTTTGGTCTTTTCGGAGAGGCGCTCGATGGACAGGCCGGCCGTTTGCATGGCGTCCCGGATGTTCCGGCCGTTGTCCAAGCGGTGCATGCGGTGCCCCTTCGTGGCCGAGAGTTGCCACCGCGTGACCGAATGTGGAACTGCGGTCAGCGGCTCTGTTTCCACATTCAACGCTGAATGTGGATGGATGTCAAGCGATGTGACGAGCGTGGACCGGTTTGCCGGGGTTTCTGAATATGCCACTGCGTCCACATGCGGAAATCTCCGCTGGTCACGTGCTGAGCATCGACTTGTAGCGAATGTGGATGATGCCTGATGCTTCTACATGTGGATGACCTTGCGGAACTCATCGAGCGCGTGATGCGGGAGAAGGACTGGACGCTGTCCACCCTGGCCCGCCGCTCCGGCATCTCCACATCCACGCTCCACTCATGGAAGAGCGGAGACCGGGCAACGGGCAGCCGCGGGCCGTCACCCGCACTGCTGCGCAAGTTCGCCGACGGGGCCGGCCTCACGGTGGCCGAGGTGTTCGAAGCCGCCGGCCGTCACGTGCCCGCCGCCATGGATGACGAGACCGAACGAAGGTTTCTCCACATGCTCCGCGCGCTGAGTGACGACGACCGCAAGGTCGTCGAGGCGACTATGCAGGCCATGGCTGAGCGTCAACGCTCCTGATGTGAAAAAGTCGCGCAGTTCGTGCAACCTTTTCAGGACTTGAGGCACTGCCCCATAAATGTCGTATAGGCGCTTCACGAACGGTAGTTGACGGCGGTACCGTCGATTCTCCGCCGTAACCTCCACCTGCGGCCGGGCTACGTCAGCCGAGTCTCATTGGGGGACGCATGTGCGCAACCGTTGCCGTGGAGGACATCGATCCGGCGGCGCCTAAGTGGGACCGTGATCGAGTCTCGATCGTCATAGGTCCCGGCCTGGATTACTTTGCGGCTCTCCGCCAGGTCAGAGCTCTCCTTATTTGGCTGGGAGTCCCACAGCTCGGGCTCGGTGCGACATGCTGGTGCGGGGAGTACATAGAGGTGCCCCGATGGCGCAACCGGGTTCCCCGTCAGCGAACCGCTGTTGGTCGCGAGGAGGTACGGCATGCCCCGTAAGGCGGCCAACAACCCCAGGCAGCTGCGCATCAAGTCCTGCGGCTGCAAGCTCTGCACGGCCGAGCACCGGCCCGGCGAGCAGCACACCCGTAAGGACTGCACCGGGCCATGGCAGGCCCGCTACCGCGACCCCTCCGGTAAGCAACGCTCCAAGTGCTTCAAGGGCAAGAACGCGAAGAAGAAGGCCGAGGGCTTCCTCGACAACGTCCGGGACCAGGTACGCACCGGCACCTTCGTCGACCTCGACCGCGGCCAGATCATCGTCAATGACTGGTACGCCAAGTGGTGGCCTGCTCAGCGTGTCGGCGACACCACCCGCGTGCGAAACGAGGGGGCGTGGGCCAACCACGTCCAACCGCACTTCGGGACCTGGCCGTTGGTGTCGATCGGCTATCTCGATGTGGAGGAGTGGATCGTCAAACTCGGCAAGGTGACCGGCGTGCCGACCATCACCAAGGCGTTCCAGCTCCTCGACCGCATGATGACGGCGGCCGTGCGTGACCGGCGCATCGCGCACAACCCGTGCGATGGGGTGAAGCTTCCGAGGGCAAGGCCGAAGCATCCGGACGACCAGATGCCGCCGACCTACGATCAACTGGCCGCGATCCGGGCCCACATCCCGGAGTTCTACCACCCATTGCTCATCGTGGCGGAGGAGACGGGCCTGCGCTGGGGCGAGTTGACAGGTCTGCGCCGCTGCTGGGTCAACTTCAAGGACGGCAGCATTCAGGTCCGCGAAACGGTCATCGAGATCAGCGGCAACCACAAGCGCAAGGCGTATCCGAAGTCGGCGGCCGGCTGCCGGACGGTGCCGCTGTCGGACCGGGCCGCGCATGCGATGAAGGCGCACCTGGAGAAGTACCCCGCGGTGAACGCGCGGACGTCGGTGGTCAGCGGCATGCATGCCGAGGAGTTGGTGTTCCGCAGCCCTCAGGCCGGGCGGAAGGTGAAAGGCCGGCCGGAGTTCGAGGGCGTGCTGAACCGCAACAACTTCCGCCGGCTGTGGCTGCCCGCGATCCGCGCCGCGGGAGTGGCGCGCGAGGTGCCCAACGACGTGACCGGTCGCCTCGAGCTGTGGCCCCATGTCCACGACATCCGGCATGCGTTCGCTTCTCGGCTGCACGCGCTTGGGGTGTCGGAGGCGGATGCTCAGCGGATCCTCGGGCACGAGCGCGGCGGCAAGGTGACGTGGCTGTACACGCATGCGGGCGCGGATTCGGTCGACAAGGTGCGTGCTGCGCTGACGGGGGAGACGGGCCTGAGGGTCGTCTCGTAGCGTTCCGCGAAAATTCCACAACCCTGCCACACGCCCACCGCCCTTCAGATCCCTTCACATCGGGTACCCGGGACGGTAAACGGGCGCTGAGCAGGGAATTGCCACCCCCACATCCATTCACATCAACGGATAGAGAGTCCACATTCGAGGGAGTCTAGTCCTTACAAGGCGGATGTCGGCGGTTCGAAACCGTCCGCGCCCACC